TCCTTTCCGAGCGCGATCCACGCGCAGCCGCGACTTGAGCACGCGAGCTGACGACTTCACCAGTCTGCAAGACCGCGAGCCTCTCGTCCGCCGCGAGCCCGGTGCCGTTATGAAAGCGCGGCAAGCTCGGCACGACGCTCGGCGAGACAATATGCGATGGCGCTACGCCGCGCCCGACCGCACCGCCGCCATGCGAGGTCGCGGCCGGCGTCCCGGCGGCTCCGGAAAAGAGCCCCTTGAGAAGTGTCCCGAACACGCCACCGTTCTGCGACGTCCCGAATAGGCCGGCGAACGGGCCCGAGCCCGCCAGCGCGGCCTGCCCCATCATCTTCAAGATCGAAAGCGAGAAATCCTTGATCGCCTGCGAGGCCGACTTCGCGCCTGTCACGACGTCGAATAGCCCATCGACGAGCGCGCTCGAAACCGCATCCGCAGCCTGTCTCGCGTTCTTCAGGCGCTCGACCTGATCGGTCAACATGCCGACGGCCTGCGCTTCGCCATGAATTTGCGCGATCTGCTGCGGCCCGAGCGCGATACCTTTGATTTTCGCCTGCGTGATCGCTTCCTGCTCGAAGCGGTACGCCGCCGCCTTGCCGGCCGCCATCTCGAAAGTCGCGGCTTCGGTCTTGAGCGCGTCGGTCTGCTGCGTAAACTGATCTTTCACGCCCTTCATGAATTGAACGCTCGCCAGCGCGGAAACCGCGCTGCGGATCGAACTCTCGTATGCCTTGTTACCCTTCGCGCCGTTCGAGACGATCAGGTTATATGCCTGCATCTCGACTTCGCTTTTGCCCGCCGCGAGCGCCTGCTGGTGCAAGCTATCCACCGCAGCGTCGACGCGATCCTTCAGAGCCTTCTGACCGGCGTTAAAATCGCGAACGCCCGGAAGCGCGTCGATCTCGTCGATGTTGTTATTGCCAGGCGTCATTCCGCGCTTGATCATTGCCGACCGCAAATCCGCCGCGCTACCCGGCTGCGGGCCCGCCTTCTGCGAAGCAGCGGACGTCGCGAGGCCCGCAGCGCCGAGCCCCAGCCCGGCGATCGCCAAGGAGCCCGGAATACCGACACCGGTCGCCGCAAGACCAATCGCGCTGCCAACAAGCAACGCCGCGATCGCGCCTTTCGCGGTCGGGCTGAGTTCAACCGTGCCCAGCTTGGTCATCGCTTCGGCCAACTTGTTGACCGCGTCGACGAGCCCGAGCGCTTTTGTGATCTGACTGCCCCACGATTCTGCGAGGGACGTTGAGGCGTTCATCAGCCGGCCCCACGACGCCGAAAGCGTCGTCGCGGCGGCATCGTTCGACCCGACGGCCTTCGTCGCCGCGTCGATGATTACCTTTTGTGCCTGCGCGAACTGACCCGTGCGATAGAGATTTTGCGCGAGCGTGATCTGCGACTGGCTGAGGCGGATGCCCGCGTCCTTCAGTAGATCCATATTCTCGAGCGGGTCGGTGACGGCCTTCGCGAGCGCGACGGCCGCGTCCTTCATCGTACCAAAACCCGAATTCTCGAGCTGCTGCGAAATTTTAAGGATCGGTTCGAAAGCGCTCGATGAGACCTGCCGGAATTTCAATAGCTCGAGTTCGGCCGCGCGAATGTCCTGCACGCTCTGGGTGCCGAGCTTCGATAGCCGATCCGTGATCATGTTCAGCGACTGCAGCGACTGGCCGGATCCCGTGATGTTCAACAGGCCGCCGATCTGCGCTTGCTTCTGCTGCAAGTCGGCGAACATCGCGACGGCCTTCGTGCCGGCCGCGACCATCGTCCCGATCGCGACGGCTGATGCGACAAAAACCGGATTGATCTTCTGGCCGCCGATCGTCAGCATCCCCATCTGGCCGATCAGATTGCCGAGCGGGCCGCCGACAAGGCTCGCGCTCGCGGCCAGCGTGCGGAACGTCTCGCGCTGCTCTCTCAGCGAGTTTGTCGCCGGCGTGACTTTCCCGGGGATGCGGCCCTGCGTGTTCTGGAAGGTCTGCGCGCCCTGCGCGGCGCCCATCGCCGACTGCCGGTGCTGATCAAGCACCTTGTTGCCGGCTGCGACCTGAGTCGTGTCGACGCCATAAACGAGATTCGCGACGTCCATTATTTGCCCCCGCGGCTCGCGCGCATGAACCTCTTCAGATCATCGTTTATCTGCTTTCGGTAGCAGTCGTCGAGTGCCCGTATGCCATCAACCTGCCAGGGCTCAAGGCGCTCATCGTAAAGCTCCGCCCACGCCTTCATTTCCATGAAGGGAATCGCGGTCTCGCTCGTGAAGCCCGCGCGCATGCTCAAGAACAGATCCCAGACGATTTCCCCGAGCTGCGAGAGCGGCTCGGGGTAGAGTTGCGGGTGAGGCTTTTTGTGGTGCTTTTCCCACTGCCGGAACATTTGCCGGTGCGTAGGGCCGTCGACGGTCTGCCGGCTATCGAGCCAAAACTGGTGACGGCCGTACTCTTTCAGCTCCTCGATCAGCCCTTGATAAAATTTGCGCGGCCACCGATCCAGTTGTTCGCCTGCTCGATCAGCGCGGGAAAACGCCCCATGAGATCGAAAAGCTCGCTCTTGCTGAACGGCAGCGGCTTGCCTTCCTTCGTGAAGCCTCGCCAGTCGCGGGCCGCACTCGACATAAGCTCTCGCAGCGCATCGTCCTCGGCCTGCGAACTCCACTGATTGCGCTTCGCGAGTTCGACCTGCTTTTGCTTGAATGCCTGGTTCAGCCGGCGGAATTCCTCGCTGTCACCGCCGATGAAGAGAACCTGTACCGGCTTCGTGACTTCGACTTCGCCGTCCTTTTCCGTGTAGACCATATCGGCGCCGGTCTTCGGATCGGTGACGGTCATCCACGCGCCCTGCGCGGCGTCCTTCACGTGATCAATTTTCGCAACGTCCATCTGGCGTCTCCTCCGGGGTTGTGGCTCAGCGCTCGATGCGGAGCGAATAGCCGAGATCCGGGTTATAGAGCGCCCGGAAGTCCGCGTTGATGATGCGGCTTTTCTTATCCACAACCGGAGCACCGCCAGTCGCCATCTTTACGCGGCACATGCGATACGTCTGCGTGCGGCCGTCAAGATCGGTCTGCCCGAGGACGAGCGGAAATTCGGTTTCATTCAGAAACCGATTGAGAAACAGCTCCGAGTCGTAAAGCGCAGTGAACGTGCCGGATACGGCACCGCTTTCGCGCTCGATCAGCGCGCCGGTCTGCTGCCCGAGGACGTAGCGCGCGGCCGCCTTATTGTCGACCTCGATCTTCAGGCTAGTGATCGTTGCGAGTTCGGAGCCGCTGCCCTCGACGTTGTCATACACCGCCGCGTGGAAGGAATCGAAGGGCTGGCCGCCGTCCGCCGCAATCGGCGTTCCGCCTTGCGACGAGCTCGGCGCAAGAGGCTGCAAACCGATCATATCGCAAGTCAGCATCGTCATGGCTTCGGGCTGGAAATCCCACGAGAGCTTCGAGACAAGCATGTCGTAGAACATCTGATGCTTATCGATATCGGTCGCGCCGTCCTCGATGCTGTAGACTTGCGCGACCTTCCCGATGCCGAGATGCCCGTTCGTGTCGAACGAGTTAAACATCCCGCTCTCGAGCAGCCAGTCGTGCACGCCATAGATCAGCTCCTGCACGAGCGGGCCGGCGACCGACTTATTGCCGTGCCGGAAAACTTCGACCTGACGATCGTCGCGGATTTCGTTGCTCTCGACCGAGCCGATCTGCGGGATGATGCCGTGGGTATTCCACCGCGTCCGCTTGTAGTCGCCCGTTGCCATCTGGCCGAGCTGAGCCTGCTTTTTGTAAAGCAGGCGCGACTCCGAGCCCTGCGCTGCCGTCACGACCGTCATGGCGAAACTCTCCTCAGAAAAACCGGGGCTCCCCGTCGGGATTGCCGGCGCCTCTCGGCGTTGGCTTTACCGCAGCGGCCCCGCCGCGCCGCGGTTTACCCATTTTGAGTTGCGTACAGAAACCAGCCAATCGAAACCTGAACTCTGATCCAGCTCGCATCCTCGACCGCCACGCCGACTCGCTCCGCGTAGCGCGTGCGAACCGTGACCGAATCCGCCACTAGCGCGGTGCCGGCCTTGAAAGCTGCCGTGATGGCGTCGGCCATCGCCTCCGCTTTAGCAGTCCCCTCACCGCTCGGATAGACCACACCGACTTGAAGCGTGCCTTCGTGCAGGTAGAGGCCGTCCTCGCCGCAGGATGCCTTTCGGCTGGGATTCGGGATCAGCGTCGGCTCAATCCACGGCTGGCCGGTTTGAGGCTCGAATGGCTTTCCCTCGTAAGCGACGCGCGTGGGCGCGTTCGGAACTGCGATGAGATGGGCCTGAAGCGCAGCCCGGATATTCTGCCGAAGAGAGGGCATCAGACAATCCCTCGCCCGGGCACCGCACCGCCACCACCCGGGTTAGGCCCTCGGGCATTACCGGCTTTCAATCGCGCGATGGCGGCTTTCGTATAGGCGGACGCCTGGCCGACAACCGTCGTGACGATGTAGCGCCCCCGCTGGTTATATTCGCGGCCGAGCGAATCCTGCCCCACAAAGCCAAGCTCGAGCCGCAGCGCATACTCGGCCGTGTTCCCCATATAATAGACCTGCCCCATTTGCATCGTCGCGGCGACGAAATTGCAGCGCGCAAGCGAGTCCTGCCCGACACCGCCTTGACCGCCCGGGCGCTCGCCGATCTGCGCGAACCATGATCCACGGGAAAAGCCCGTCAGCACGGGCCAGCGGGTGACGATTTCCTCGTTCATCGTCTGGATCGTATCGACGATCACGATCGCCGGCGCGAGCTTTGCTTTCGCGCACCAGCGTTCGACGTCGACGATGAATTCTTTCGGTGTTCCCCGGCTCGCCACTATGGCCGCCCCTGAATGATGAATGCGAACGGCTTGTCGTCGACGTCGAGCATTTCGACGTCCATCACGGAAAACTTATATCGCCCAAATTCGATCCGGTCACCGTTCTGCGGCGTGCACTGAAGCCCGAGCCCTTGCAGGATCAGTTTTTTATCCTGCCGCTGCACCCGTGTGCCGTCGATTTCTCGGAAGGTGTATGCGGTCACAATCCCGAAGGCGTCGAACTCTTCCTCGGTCACTTCCGCGCTGCCGGTCGCGTTGTCATACGCTCCGGTGCGGCGCCGAAAGATCAGCATATCGCGGCCGTCCTCCTCGAGCGCAGCCGCGACGGATTCCCGATAGTCGTCGCCCGCGTCGCTCATTGGTCGCGCCGGTTCGGGTCGGGCTGCGGGCCGAGCGCCGACGGGTTGTCGTCCATCCCGATATCGAACTGTGATCGAGGCCGATCCGTGTTTGCCTCGACGCGGTTCATCTCTCCGATGCTCACGCCGCCGACATACGGCATTCCGAGTCCGCCGGGCCGTTCGGTTTTCTGCGCCCGCAAACGAGTGGCGAGGTCGGCATAAAGCTGTGCCTGCTCGCCGCCGCTCTTCGAGAAGCTGCCGATCTGCACGCTCGAAACCCGCGAATATTTTGCCGAGAGGCGGTCGGCGCAGACCGCCGCCGCCTCGAGCGGGTCGCTATAGATACCGAGGATCGCGTTGATCTCCTCGTCGCTCAGCCGCGGCGCGGTGTCGACCGTGTCGCTCAGGTAGAAGCGCACGAGATCCTGCTTGCGCGAAAGGTCTTCCTTGTAGGTGAAGCTCACGGGATCACGCCTCCCTGCGGGTTCGCGTCATTCGCGCGCAGCACGAGTGTGCCGTCGATGGCCGCGCGGGTAACGCCGGTCTTTCCCTCGATGTGATAATAGGCCGTCCCGGGATCCGCGACCTTCGAGTCCCACCGCGCGACGTACCCGCACGTGTCGGTTTCCATCGCAATATCCGCATTCGTTTTCACGCCGTTTACGAGATAGGAAACTCGCACGGTCGCGCTCTCGACCGTCGTCGGGTTGCCGTCCTCATCCTCGAAGGCTGCGTGAAACGCGACGACGTTATTCCGGGTGATGACGTCCGCGATTGCCTGAGCCTTCATCGAGGAGCCCCCAGATATTGCCGCTGAACATTTCTTCTTCGGTGAACTGGCAATACGCGAGCGAGCGAAGCCAGCGGGTGCGGTCTGGATAGCGCGGGCGCTCAATCTCCACAAGCTCCGTGCGGCCGACGGCAGCGGCCGCGCAGCTCGGATCAACAAAAACCGGGCAACCAAGCATCACGGCTTCGACCGCGGCGACGCTCCCGTGGGTCACCAGCGCGTGTGCGCCTCGCAGATCATCGCCTAGCGGCGTCTGGCTGTTCTTCTCGCGGATGCGAACCGGTCGCCGGGTGAGCTCACGCAAGCGGGCGACCGTGACGGCCGTCCAGTCCGGGATCCCGTGGAAAGCCGCATAGGTCTCGCTCGGAGCCGCGACCACGATATGCTCGCCCTCCCGCCGCCAAGGCCCCGGAGGGGCCCGGAGAAGCGATAAACGGTCATCCGGGCGGTCAACTACCCTCCGCATCTGAAAATCGTTCAGGTGCCAGCGGTAATAGCCGCCATTCGTGCCCCGGGGGAGCCAGGTCGTGTGGCTTCGGCGCAAATACCCCCGATCCCAATACAGCCACGGGCGCCCGGAGGCCTGCCAGCGGTCGAGCAAAGGCCTGAGCGGCGGCCAGCCGCCCACGGCCGGTATCTGATCCGCCGGCAGGCGCTCCAAGTCCTCGAGAGTTTTCACCGGGCCGCCTGTCGCGCGCGCGAGCCGCTCGAAGAGCTGCATCTTGAAAGGCTTGAGACCGGGCGTGAAGAAAATCCGAACTTTCCGTGCGGTGATCATGGTCGCCAGTGTTTTTCTACCCACGGGAGCTGCGCGAACCCCGCCGGCTGCCGTCGGCCATTGAACGTCACGAGACGCGCGCCAGCCGGCAACTCGTTCGTGCTCTCTGGCCACCCGGGCTTTCGGAAAACATAGACACCGGACTCGGAGCCACATTTCCACCCGGCGGCTCCCGGCAGCTTTGCGGCGAGCCAGCCTTGATCGTCTGGAAACTCGAAAAACGGTGTCTTGGCCACCGCGTCGATCGAGAACTCGCGCCAGACATGCGGATTGCACCCTCGGCGCAGCATCATGAGCGCGCCGTTATACGGGCATGGGTTTGCCGCATTTCCGCCCTGCATGATCACGAAAGGCTCGACGCGCGCGAAAAGTGGATCAAGCTCGCCCGTGATCACGGTGTCGAGATCAACACACACCAGCCGATCGTCGATCTGCACGGCCTGCTGCCAGACAGGATCAAACATACGGAGTCGGGCGAGACACCCCGGGCGCTCAAGCAGATATCGATCCTCTGGCGGAATCTCCGCCACGCTGAAAATCATCGAGTCGACATAGCGATAGTCCCGCGCGTGCGAGAACGGTCGATCCGCTATCAGCAGAAAGCGAAAAGGCCGGCGGAGGTTTCGCCGCAAGCCGCCGACGAGCTTCGCGACGTCGTCGGCGCTAAATTTCGTCCCCCATAGCCATGTGGCAATCGTCAGCATCGGTTTGCTCCTTTGCGCATCGTCGTGGCGCGCTCCGCCGCCTCGATCACATCCTCGACGGTAATTTTCGACATAGCCTCGCGGCAATGCGCGCACGGCTTGAGCGCGCCGCACGGTTTTTCGTCGCCGACATAGATATTCTCGTGCAGCGGGTAGCCGGTCGTCCGGGGATGAATCCACGCGCCAAAAAGAACGACCGCCGGAATACCGAGCGCCGCCGCGGTGTGGTGCATCCCGCCCTCGGGCCCGATCCATAACTTGGCGGCGCGAAGAAGCGACGCGGCCGCGCGCCAGTTCACCGTCAGTATCGCGTCCGTGCGGTTCTCGAGATGGTACGGCGCATCCGGTGAAACGAACTGAACGACCCGGTGCCCTGCCGCGATGATCATTGCGGCTATCGCCTCGTAACGTTCCCGCGGCCACTGCTTGTTGATCGCCGAATCCTTTTTCGCGACATTCGGGTCGATCACGACGAAGCCATGCCGTATATGGTCGAGCATCGCGTCTTCCGTCGCGGAGAAAAACAGCTCGCCGGGCGTTGCGCGGAAGCTATCGTTGAATTCCCAATTCTTGCCCCGGATCGGACGGACATAAGTCCGATGCCCTTGATAGAAATGGTTCCACTCGATGTCTGGCGCGCCCTCGTCGCCTGGCCGCGCGACGTTCGGGTTTCCGCGAAACACCATATCGCCGTAGAGCCCCCAGATGATCCGCGTGCCATCACCGAACGCGATGCGCTTACCCCGGGCAAGCGCGCCCCGCGCCATGCCGCTCGCCATAACCTCATCGCCAATTCCCATCTTGCGTCTCCTCGGCCGTGACTCGCCAGCCGGGGAAGAACCGGTGGGAGTATTCCTGCCACTGATAGTCGAAAGCGAAATGCGTGCAGCTCGGCACCGCGAGCGCGACCCGACGACGAAGCCAGATCAAAACCGGCAAATCGACTCGAGGGCTTCCTCGCTCGTGACCTTTGGAAAGCATGTGATCGCACTCCCGGGGTTCGCATTCACGACCCGGATGCCGGCGGCTTCTAGCTGAGGCACCGCGGTCGCGAAATGATTTGCCCAATCGCCCCACCCGGCAGCCTGCCCACGGGAGAACCACGGGTTCAAGCTGCCCGCGTGATGTTTTCCCCCGGGTTTTAAATCGGTCGTGTAATCGTAGCCGAATAGGAAGATCACCCGAGGGCGCCGATGGTACGCAAAGCCGAGCCCGCTATAACCGGAGCAGAATCCCGAATGGATCACGCACGGGTCTTCCGAAAGGCCGCCACGCTCGTGTGAGCGCCGAAGATAAAACGCCCCCGGGCAAACGCGCCCCACCCGGTTTGGCCGATCCGGCGGGACGACGAGCCAGAGCTTTTTTGCCGAGGCCTCGCGGCACATCAAATCCCATGCATGCGGCCGCTGCGGCCAGTTCAAATCCATGCTCACCGTAGCCTCGTGAAAGTCGACTAGGCGGCACGCTTCCTTGATCGCCACGACGTGCGCGCGCCCGCGAAGCCGCTCGAGCGCAACCCCGTCGACACTCGGGCCGCTCCCGAGCAGCACGACCGGAAGGTCGTCCCACGAGGGTTCGTTCGCCGGCGTGCAAAAAGGCTGATTCACGAGCTGCATCACGCGGCTGCCGGGGCTTCCCGCTCGGACTTCACTTTCGCGGCGGCTTTGCGCTTTTTCTTCTTCGGTTTCTTTTTCGCCGGCGTGTTAATTTTTTCGGGAGCCGCCACCGCGGCGGGCGCTGCCTTTGCAGATCCCGCGAAAGTCCCCGCCGGCACGACCCGCTTGAGAGAGGCCCACCCGCGAATGACCGGCGGCGCGACCTTGTAGTCTATTCTGCGCTGCTCATAGAGCTGGCGCATTAGCCGCGTGGTCGCTTCGCCTCGAGGAAAATCCTGCCCTGCCTCAAGCGTGAGGTCGGCCCTTAGGCGGACTTGTCGCGTAACGACGTAATCCGCTGCCGGGTCGAAGGGCGGAAGCCATATTCTTGCCATTGCTTCGCTCCGTCCTGATGTGAAAAGGGCGGCGGTTTTTACCCGCCGCCCCTTTGATTGTAATCGCGCGACTGCGCTTAGTCGACGATGTTTTCCCAGAACGTGCCCATGTCGGCCGCGACGACCTTCTGATCGAGCGCCATCTGGATTTCGACGCGATCCGAGTCCTCGCGGTCGAGGCGGATCGTCTTGATCCGCGTGCCGCTCTGCGAGGCTCCGAACCACCCCGCCCAGCTGAACGTGTAGCCGGCCGACGGCGTCATGATGCCGGGGTTCGGCGCGACGTAGCAAAGGAGCGCATGCTTGCCGCCGATGAAGGAATGCGAATTCGCAAGCCCCTTCTTCGCGGTGTTGCGGATCGAGTCCATCACCAGCACGCGCTCGACCTCGAAGAGCTGCGCGAGCGTGTTCTTGTTCACGATCGCGGGCGACCCGGGGCTCGACGAATACTTGATGCGGTCGATGATTTCCGGATGGTCGACGAGAGAGTCGAACACGCGGCGCCCCATCACGAGAGTGTTCGGCCGGAAGCCGGTCGATTCCGCCTGCGTGGTTGCGGCCGCACGCACGTTCTCGACGGGCGTCGACGACGAGATATTCCAGTGCGGCACCTGGCCGGTGGCTCCGCCGCCGTCGTAGTCGTTCGTCCACACGCCGCCCTGGAAATACTTGGTCGCCCACAGCACTTCGCGTTTGATCAGCGCCTTCAGCGTAACGATGTAGGTCGTCTCACGGTCGAGGTCGAGCGGCGCATCAGCGTTCGCACGGATCTCGTCCGGGATATCGTGGTGATAGGCGTAGACCGGCGCGTAATAGGTCGGCGTAGAGTCGACCGTATAGCCACGGCCGGCGCTCTCGGTGCCGGGCGCACGCAGCTCCATCTCATCGCGGTTCATTTCGCCGCGATCGTAGGTGAAATAACGATCCGACTGCTTCTGCACCGGAACGTTCGGGAAGACCTGATCGGCAACGAAGTTTGCGGCGTCCTGCATGAACGCCACGCTGATATTGGTCAGCGGGCGATTAACGTGGACGTCGCCACGGGTGGGTTGCATGTGGAAGTTTCCTTCTAAGGGACAAGGCGTCTCACGACGCCGCTATGTTGCGTTTGCTAGGCGGCCGCTTACGCGGTGCCGAGCGGCTGCCAGAGAATTCCGATGATCGCACCCGCGCCACCGGCGTTACCCTCGACCGCAACGCCGAGCGAATTATCGTCGCTGCTGCCGACCGGGACGGCCCGGCCCTGACTATCGGTGGAGACACGCGCACCAGCCGTGATGTTCGTGCCGCATTCGACGTCCATGATACCGCCGATCCCGACCGCAACCTCGCGGTTGGAATCCGCCGCCTTTTCCTGAATGACGCCCACGGCCTTCTCGCCGTCGACGCTGCAAGGAACGATTTTGCCTTCGGAGTCGAGCTTGCCGAACCGATACTGAGCGGTGATCGCGCTGCCCGACGGGAAGGTAACTCGCTGGATCTTATTTTCCACTTTCGCTCTCCCCTGCCGGCGGGCTCTTGGCCCGCCGCGTGAGTTAAGGTTTGGGTTTACCGGACGGCCGCGTTATGCGGCAGTCCGACGCGCTTCGGCCTGCTCTTGCAGCATCCGACCGTACAGTTCGCCGCCCTCGGGGGTTTCGAGCACCTTCGAGTAAGCCTTCGCGAACGAGAGCTTCGGATCCTGCTTCTGCAAATCCTTCGCCTTCTTATCGAGTTCTTCTTCGGCATCGCCTTTGCTGCCGCCCTTCTCGCCGGCACCGCCCGCCTCTTTGCCGACCGCCGCGAGCGCGGCATTGCCGGCCTTCAGCATGGCCTCGAGCGTTTTCGCGACCGGCTCGTCGAGCTTGCGAACCGCCGCGATGGCCGCGGCCTTGTCCGCGTCCGTGCCCGGCAGCTTGTCGTAGGTTTTCGCGACCTCGGCGGTGATCGTGGTGATGAGCGAGGTTTCGCCCATCTTCTCGAGCCGCGCCTGGCTGGCAACGATCATGTTCTGCTGCTGTTTCAGGATCGCGTAGACGCTCGGGCCGACCTCAGACTTGAGGATCGTGGTCGTACCGATCGTGAAGCTCTCGTCGCCCGAGGACGTCACGACCGGGTGCGCCTTCATATACGCGACCTTGTCCTCGGCCTTGAGAAACTCGGCCTTCGATTCGTCGCTCTTGAGCGCGTCGAGATATTCGCGCTGATCGTTCGGCAGGAGCGCCTTCGCGAGCGCGGCAGTCGTGCCATCGAGCTGCTTCTTCAGCGTATCGATGGTCGCGGTTGCGCCCTCGCTCGACTTTTTGACCGCATCGTCGATCAGCTTCTGGATTTCTTCCTTCGTCATAGCCGTTACCTCGTGACCGGGTGAGAACAGTCCCGCCGTAGCGGGGTTTTCAGACAAGAGCTTCGTAAGCTCGACTTCGACGTCGGGAAACTGATCCCGGAGAGCCGTCAAAAACTGACCGACTGAAACGCCTATTTGCGCCATCTTGTCGGCCAACACAAGACCGTCATCGGCCGCGATGGATTTGATGCTTTCCTGCAGCGCGCAAAAAAGCGGCCAGAGGGCTTCGTCGACTTCCCAGCGGCGCCGCTCTTCTTCGCGCTCGGTGAGAACCTGTTCGAAGGTCTGTGCACCTTCCTCGTCCTTGAAAAGCGAAATCAGCACGCTCGCCAGTTCGGATTTCTGAACTGCGGCAGCCGGCTTACCGGCGGCGCTTTTCCAAAGCGCCACACGCGCGTGCTGATTGCCCCCTCGCGTTACGCCGGAAACCTCCGAGAGCTTTAGCTCCGTGAGATAGCCGCGAACCTTCTTTCCCTTGATGATCATGATCCCTCGACGGGCTGAAACATTCCATCGCCGGCGATCGAGAACGCGGGATATTCGCCGGATTTGTATTTCGCCCAGAGGGCGTCGTCCTTGATGAAGGCCCCGATGATCCAGCCCTCTTGCTGCGAGCTGATGCCGAGCAGCTTCATGATGTCGTTCGTGAGCACGAAGCTATGAATGATATCGGCTTTTTGGATCGGCTGGTTTTTCGCATCCCGCTCGTGCATCTCCGCGCCGACGCGGACTTCCTTCATGAATTGCGTCGCGGCTTTCTCGAGCACTTCCGGCTGGATGATATCGCCGTGCAGATCTTCGACCTCAACGCCATTCTTCGAGACGACCGAGGCCCAGCCGTAAACCATCCGCTGCTCTTCGTCGATCTTCACGACGCGGCAGAGCTGCTTCTGCGTTGCGGCGGCTTTAGACAAACGCCCCTCCTGGACTGATGCTGTCCAGCCCTCGGAAATCTCATTGAACTTCTCGGGGCCGAAAATCAAGGGGCCGCGGTATGGCTCGACCGTCGATAGGTCGATCCCCTCGCCGTTGTACGTGATCGTCACGTGCGGCTGGTAGGACTCGTAATCCCAACTCGCACCTGCGTTTTTGATCTGCTGCCACCGTGCGGCCAGCGCCGCCGAGGAGAAGCCCAGCACGACGGCTTCGCCCTCGGGCCCGAGCTGCTTGATCTGCCGGTCGTCACTGGCCGGCACTTCGAGCGGGCGGTCGTCCGGAATGATCGTGTCCCAATCGACCGGCTGCTTCGAGAATGCGATTGTCACATGCAACTCGCCCGGGACGAAGGCGCTCTCGAACCCCTGCGCGGCCGCCCATGCGAGGAAGTCCGCCGAATTTTCAAGATCGCGCGAAACGTAGAGCGTTTTCGGTTCGGCTTTCGCCGCCCGGATGGCGAATCGCGTCCGCTTCATTTCCGCACCCAGAGCAGCCGCCGGCCGCCGGGGTTCGGCTTGTAAATGCGCGAAACCGCATCCCAGCCGGCACGCAGGCTTTCCTCGAAAGAACCGCCGGCGCGCGCCGCGGCATTCGCGGCTGTGCAAAACTCGCTTTGCGCCGCATCGTTCAACAGCTTTTTGACCGCCCACGGTAAATCATCATTGCTTGGAAACATCGCCCCACCTAGCTTCCCTTCGCATGTCAGGCACCGACTCCCTTTCGCGCTTTCTGAGCGCCACTCAACCGAACCGGACGCTCGCGCCCGAGGAGCTGGGCGACAACGTCGGCTTGCTCTGCATCGTCGCGGATATCTGGGAACGCCTCGACGTCGAAGCCGCGATGGCGGTCGCGCCCTTCTCGCGCGATATTTTTGGGCATCTTCGCCAGACTTGCGAAATCGCCGGTCTGCTGATTTTGCTCAAGAGCCTCCCCCCACCGAATACCCTCTGCCGGCCAGCGGGACATAACGATAAATCACCGCGCACCGGCAATTGATCGTATTCGCGGCCACGCCCGCCGGGTCGCCGGGATACATCAGGGGCCCGAGCGGTGTTTGAAACGGCTCGTTCAACCCCACGCCGTCCGGGTTCATACTCGGGATCGCGATATGCGCATCCCGCGCCCTGCCGTCGTGCGTGTAAATCCACGACCGCCGAACTTCCATCGCTTGAAACTGGCCGCTATCGACGGCCTGCTGCCAGATCTGATGATTGCCGACCTGTGTCGCGCGGATCGCCTCCGTGCGCGCGATCGTCTCGGAGCGATATTTCAGATAGCGATCCGTGTAGCGGTCGACCATTCGGTCTACCTGCTCGGGTTTGAGATCGAGGTCGCCATCCAGCCAGGCGCGCACCGTCGGGTCGAAACGCTTATCCCGAAGCGCCCGCGCGAGAACATCCCGATCCTGATTCTCGAGTAGCCGGCGGAAGTTCTGCACCGCCTGCGTTTGCGTATCGGTAAGCCCGATAAAGCGGCGCACATCGCGCGCAACGTCGAGCGGGTTCCTGCCGGCGGAAACGCCATCGAGAATTGCCCGGCGCACGCTCGAGAGCGAGTCGTCGGCGAGTTGGCGAATAAGCTGCATCTCGTACTGATTGAGAAAGCCGACCGTTTTCGGGTTCGTCACGCTGAAGACTGTCTCGAGCTGCGTAAACGGAACGTCCGCGACCGCGGTACGCATACCCGTGAGCGCGGCCTCGAGCGCCCCACGGCTGACCGTATTCGCGAGCTGTTGCCACCCGCCCTGCGTGACCGCCGACTGCACTCTCGCGATAGCTTCCTGCGTGCGCCCCTGCGCGAGAAGGTCGACCAATTCCTTTAAGTCGATCTTGTCGCGGAGCTGCTCGACCGCCTGCAGAAACGCCGTCGCGATCTCGGGCTTGAGCTGCGTGGCGAGGCGCCGCAAACGCGCAACGTCGGCCGCGTTGTCGCCGGCGGCTTTCTCGATCGGCTTGCACTCGAAGCGAGGCGCCGTGCTCTTGCGGACGATTACGTTCCCGAGCGGCATCAGCTTTTCTTAAAGTTTGCGGCCCTGAGCGCTGCAATATAATGCTGCTCGTAAGGCCCGGAGAGATCATAGTTTTGCAAAACTTTATCCGCCGAGCCCCCCTCGTCTTGTAACATCTCTAGCGACTGGCCGATAATTTGATGCACATGATCTGAATGCAATGCGCCGACATTTCGGATAGCGGATCGCATTTCGCTCACGTTTGCTCCTCGCGCATTGTCGCGAATTTGCGTTACATGGACTTGTTTCGCTCCCAGCTCGCGCAAAGCGTCAAGACGGTGCTGGCCTTCCAGCACGTCGCCGTTATCGGCGGTGATCAGGCGGGCGATATACCCATCCGCGCCATTCATTCGAGCTTTTAGCCGATCAACCCGCGCGCGCTCTCCCGGATCGCTGAGATTTACACCGCCGCGAAGAGATTCGATGGGGACGGTTTTATCACCCTGCACTGTAGAATGCTCAAAATTAGAATCCGCGACCTCATGAACATCTTCCGGCGCCGGATGCACCGCTCCGCCGCCAGCACCATCGGCCCACTTACCATCTTCATCTCGCGGCTGATCGGGATTGTAATCTTTACGGAAGCGCTGCTTTTGGAAGGGCGGCACCGCTTCCGAATTGCCCGGATCCGAATTATCCGGACGGGCGTTCGGATCATCCACGTTATTGCCGCGGCCGCGGCGTGCGCTCTCGCCGGCCGTGCCGACGCTGAGCGGAGGCGGCAAGCCGGCGACGTCACGCGAGAATTCGTCGAGCCCTTCATCCGGCAGCGTAACGCCGCTGACGATCAGGTTGCGCAGATAGTTGCCGAGCTTGTCCAGATCGACCGGCGCGATCCGGCCAGGCTTCATTTGCGGCATCAGATCGCGGTCAAGGCCGTTGTAATCCCAGATGCGCGGCAACAAAAACATATTGATCGGGTTCGCGATCGCGTCGAGCAGCGCCTCGAGTGCGTTCATGAAGAACCCGGACTTGTCAGCCGAAAGCGCAAAGCTGCCGACCGAGTTCGAGCCGAGCATCAGGAAGTCCGCGAGCATGCTCCGGAGCATGTTTTGCTGGTGCCGAGTCGCGACCTTGTCGGTATCGATCGCCCGCGTGCCGCCAGACGTCAGCAGCCGCAGGTCGACCTTTTTGATTTCCGTCGGGTTGCCGTCCTTGTCGCGCCACGGGTCGCTCGGCAGCAGGAGCCCGCCCTGCTTATTGAACTTCACGTCGCGCGCAATTTGTTTGTACGCATTGACGATCGCCAAGTCTTTCGGGTCTTGGCTGTTCATCACGTCGGCCGGCAGCGTGACGACCGGCAAGCCCGCGAGTTCACGCTCGATGCCGATCACTTCAATTTCCTCGATGCGCTTCAGGAAATACCAACTGCGATATGCATTGCGCAAAAGCGACACGCCTTCGGGCGAGTTCTTCCTCGAGACAGTGCGGAAGAGGAGCGCGCGCTGAATCGGGACATACCGCTGGCCGCCCTGCGGCGGTTGCTGCCGCATGCCATTGATGCCGCCGTCGTCCTGCATGTCCCAACTAACGAGCGAGTCCTGCGAACGGATTGGCAGCTTCCGGATGCCGACGCGGCCGTCTGTGTATTTCGACCGCTTCGCCGGATCCTTCTCGTGCGGGCCCACGCGGTTCTTCAGGACGATCTCGTGATAGCTCCACCCGTAGATCATCATCGAGAGGGCTTCGCTGATCAGGTCGTCGAACGGGTGGCTCATATCGCCGAACAGCGAAAGCGCGAACTCGGCTTCCCGCTTCGCCTCCGCAGTATCGTTCGCCGCTTCGGCGTCCCACGTGACCTTCCGAAGCGTGAGATCGATTGCCCGCATGAACGCGCCGATGTTCGCGTCGTTGTCGGACATTTCGCGGAAGATCGCGACGCCCCGGGTGCCCCGGAGCTGCGTGAGAAATTCTTCGTTGATGTAGCCGCTGAAAACCTTGAGGCCGGTATTGCCGACCTCTCGCAGGTCGATGCTCGTATCAATCTCGTTGTCATCCTCGAGAAGCGGAGCCGCCTGGCTGCCAGCGCGCGTCGGCTGCGGGCCGGGATCAATAGGCGATGGCGGGAGCGACGGACCAGCTTGAGCGGACGGCGCCGACGCCGTTTCCTTTTTGCTTGCCACTCGCTCCCCCTTTAATCGCGGACTTGGATTGGCATCCCTATCCCGGACTCGGCCAGAACGTCCACCATCAGATCGGTGAATCCCCAAACGAGGGCGTCCGCCCGGTCGGGCGAGCCTTCGCCCTGATAACCCAGCGTGGAGAAATTGACTAGCTGCTCCTCGAGCGCATCGAACCTGCCCGCGTGAACGACGAGGCCTTTCTCGTAAAGCGCGCTGATCGGCTCCGCGCGAACTTCCTTGCCGCGGCTCGCCGTCACTTCGCGGAACGCCACCGTGGGATCGACCGCCTCGACGACGCCGCGCACCATCCCGCCGCCATAGTTCGTTTCCGCGATGATCCGGTCTGCTTTGTAATCCTGATAGGCCTTCACCGCGATAGCGCCCCAGCCGGGCTGCAGCTCGGGCGGCAGCGTCGGGTCGAGCTTCCCGCCCGGGCCCTTGTCGGTCGTAAGATCCCGCAGCAAATACCCGACGCCCTTTTTGTCGAGGGCCTGCACGGTGATGCCGACCTGATTGCTGCGCTTGTTCTCGTCCTTTCCTTTCGTGCCGCTCGGGTCGATCGCGACGACGACCCGTGCGAGATCGGCCGGCACGTCGGCCGGCTCGATCCGGCTCTGCTCGAGCCGCTCGATCGTCCAGAGCGCGTTGTCGATTTCGTTAACGTATAGGCCCTCGTAAAATCGCTTGCGGTAGCGGCCCGGCAAGTTCTCGTACATGCGCAGCGTCTCGGGCGGGAGCCACGGGTTGTCGACCGGGTTCATAAACATGCGCTTGTAGTTTTCCGGGTCTTTCAAAAGCGTGCGGCTGAGCGGGTCGCGCAGCTCGCCGAACTCCCGGTTCGTCCAGTGCATCGTGCCGACCGGGTTCAAGTCGTAGAACGCGCGGAGCTTCAGCCCCGGGACATTCTGCGCAAGACGGGTGCGCAGGATCAGGATCGACGTATAGGGAATCTGCGAGCACTCGTTAGCGAAGATCGTCGCGTACTCCTGGCCGAGAATTTTGTCCGCGCGCTCTTTGTCATCTAGGCCGCCGAACCATATCTCGGAGCCGTTCGGCAGCACGGCCAAGCCATCGGTTTTGTTGAGCGAATAGCCGACGCGCGGAAAACAGAGCTTCATCACCTTCGGGAAGGTGTCGAGCATGATCGACGACTTCACGTGGTTGAAGCGGAAGCGGACGATCAGATGCCGGCTGCCCGGATGGCGGATCGCGCGGCCGACAAGCATCCGGATGATAAAAAACGTTTTCGTCGACCGGCCACCGCCCACGAAGAGCGTGTGCATTTGGCCGCCGCCGCAAAGGTCGAGCGCCTCCTCCTGTTTCGGGGAGTAAGCCCCGAGCGGCGGGACGCCCTTAAACTTTGGCTTCGCGGTCGCTGAACTTGACGATGATCGGGCCACCGCCCGGGCCGCCGATTTCATGTTGTTCCTTCCAGCCGGCGCGGCACTTCAGCCAGAACATCGCGGCTTGGAAAACGTAAGGCTGGTTGTTCGTCCCGGTCGCGGAGCCGAACAGCTTCGCGATCACCTGACCGTTCGCGCGCGCGCCGCCCGACTCGATTTCTTTTTTGAAGTGGTTTCGGAAGGTTCGCTCGGAGATTCCCAGCGCGGCCCACAGGAACTTATGCTCGATCCCGCCCGCGATACCGACCGCGACGAGGTTCGATTCCTCCTCGGTCGGCTTGTATTTGCCCGCCTTGCGGCGGAGCTTCTTCGCTGCGGGGGCTTTGGTTTTTGCCATTGCTTAGCCCTCCGAAGGCCCGAGGCGTAACACGCCCGAACGCAAAAGCAAAAGCCCCGGCGCGAAGCCGGGGCTCTGTGCTGAAAAGGCCGGGAGTTCAGCCCTTGATCGTATAGGTCGTCGTTCCGTCCTTGCGCGTCGAGACGACCTCGACCTTGCGCTTGACCTTCTGCACCGAGATGAAGGCCCGCAGGCTGTGCGGCTCCCACCCGGTAGCGTCGCAAAGCTCCGCGACCGTAGCGCCGCCCGAGCGCGCGATCATCTCGAACACGATATCGCCTTTCGGCTTCTCGCCCGTGGGCTTCGCCTTGCGCTCGGCCTTCGGCTTCGCGCTCGCTTTCGGCTTGCTCGGCTTCGGGGCATTTGCCTTCTTCTCGACCTTGCCCTTTTTCGGTTTCTTCATGGCGTCAATTTCCTTTCGCAGTTTTTTCGCCTCCCGCCGACGGGATGCCAGCGGCAAAGGCGACATGTGGGTTTCGCGAAGCTGATATTTCAGCTTTGAAACCTTCATCTGATCCTCGTCCGAGAGCCGCACGGTCGCGGGCTTCGGGCTCGGAGCGACGTTCAGCTTCCGCAGCGCTTCCTCGGCTGCGGCTTGCCGCTCGGCGTTCTTGCCATCGCGGCGGTCGAGAAACTCCGGAATATCCGGCATCTCGAATTCGGCTCTTTCTTGCATCGGATTCTCCATCGGTTGCTGAATCTCTAGCCGTGATATCCTTCGGGGCGGCCCTTGATGTCGAAATAGTTCAGCTCGGTGCGGACATAATAGACAAGCGCTTGCAGTCGCTCGACCGGCGACATGCCCTTCCACTCGTCCTCTTCCTTGCCAGACCAGAACTGTGCCGCGACGTCGCCGGACTCAATGCCGAGAACTTCATCGAAACCGATCAGCGCGTTGTCGATATCGTCGTTCTTGATGACTTCCAGCATCGCGGGGAGAAGCCCGAGCGGCTTTTTGTTTTCCTCGGGCTTCGGCTCCGAGCGCTCGATGTGCCCCTCGGCCAGCGCCTCCCGCGCGATGCGTAGCCCTTCGGCGATCATCTCGTCGGTCGTCGCCTTGTTGCAATAGTCTTCCAGCTCCGAGAATTTTCCCGCCGGGATCAGCTTCTCGATGTAATCGAAGAAGCGGTTCTGCGCGTCGATCTGGCGCTCGCTGCCCCACTCGTTGTCGTTGAGCGGCTTCGCGTCGTTCGCGAGTTCGGCGAGTCGCGCGAGCTTTTCTTCGTTCGGGTGCGCGCTCATTTGCCTGCTCCAAAGTTCCACTCTTTGCGCCAGCCACCGCGCGGGCCAAAGCTAACCAGCCAGCGCTCGTCGTTGCCGCGAAGGACGACCATCACTACGCGGCGGGGCTTTACGCTTCCCTCGAAAGATTCGCGCGAGACCCGGCGGGCCTCCGGAAGCGACAAGAGGGCGGCGGCATTCTTCGGGTTCAGCACTTCGGCAAGGTGCGAAAGATCACCGATCATTTCGCGAGCCGGGTGGTCGGGGGAAGGAAGAGCGAAAGACATGAGAATCTCCATCGGTTCGTTTGTTTTAAGAGCCAACCGCGACGCTATGGGCTCCGCGCTTCTTCGCTTCTTCCTTCGCGGCCTTGCTGGCTTCGGCGAACGTGCCCTGCGCCCAGAAGGCTTGCTCGACGTTCTTCTTGCCGTCGAAGAAGAAGGCCCAGTGGCCACGGCCCCGGGGCTTCTTCCCGTGGCTGAATTCGTATTCGCGAGTCTCGACTTGCATTTGGCTCTCCATCGGTTCGTTTCTTCAGTACCCGGACACTCGCGTTAATCGCTGCCCGATGCATCAAAAATCGCGATCATTTCATTGCTTTGTTAGGCGGGTTCCGATCATCCGATGATCGGCGAAATAGCAATTTAATGATCAAGAATTGTGATGCATCGGCTGCCCGATCCACGCCAATGTCCGGGCATCGAAAACGAACCGATGGAGAAGATCATGACCAAGACCCCGCAAGTCCCCGCAATAGCCGGAATGACGCCGCTCGGCCTGCAGCCGAAGGCGCAGAAAGAGCGCCAAGCGCACGACCTCGGCGAAGGCTGGAATGCGATCTTCAACCGCGATGGATCGCTCACGCTGGTGAACCTTCGCACTCTCGGCGACCGCCTCGACGTTCCTGCGGCTTCGGTCGAGCGTCTCCGCACGATTCTCGCAAAGACAAAGACCCCGAAAACCGATGACCTTTAAAACCGAATTCCCCGACTTCCCTCCGTATTTCTATCCGGAGCTGCCCGAGGGCTTCGAGGACTCGTCGTGGCACAACGACGAGTGTCCCTCGATGCTGAACGAAAAGATGCAGCTCTGCATCTTCATCGCCGACGAAGCCCCGCTCTACGTCGTGCGGGCGCTCGATGCCGAGGGGCAGCTTACCGACGACGAACTGCTTCAAACCGACAAGTGGGAGCAGGTGCTTGCCTTCATCAATCAGAAACGAGGAACCGATGAAAAACTTTAAACCGCTCGCGACGAAGCGCCAGCGCTATTATGCGTGGCGTCGCCAGAACCGCGTCCATCCGCTCACCGCTCCGACGAGCTTCCCGTATCTCAAGGACGGGAAGGCCGAACTCGCGACCACGTGCCGCGACGAGGTTCGCCCGATACGCACCGGGACGTATTTCTCGGATGCGCGAGCGGGCTTCGCGCAGCTGGCGCTCGTAACCGCGCTCGTGCAGTCGCACCGGGGAGCCGGAGCGAACGAGTGGCTCCGGCATCGGGTGCGCAATGCAATCCGGAGCGCGCTTGAACTGGTACGGAAAGCGGCTAAACCGACACTACCGTAATCGACCGCTCTAGCGTTTGACCTCCGCGCGAGTAGTCGAGGAAGAGCCCGCCACAGATAGGCGGGCTCTTTCCGTTTCAGCCGACGTCGACAACCCGAATGCCGAGGAACTGCGCGAAGGCCTGCTCGCGCGAAATCACCGTCGCGGTCGTGCCTTGTCGCTCTTGCTGCGAACCGAAGGGCCGGAAGGTTCGGAATTCAATCGGTAGACCGGCGACGTCCGCGCGCTCAATCCCGAGGCACATGCCGTCCGAGATGCCCGAGTCGACATAGCAGGCCATCAGCTCCGCGCAGCCGAGCCACGCATGCCCCGCGTTGATGCCGAGCCGTCGTTCGAGCGGCACTTCATCGCGTAGAACCCCGTCCTGCGTGAAGAGCAGATGCGAGGCAATCGGCGCCTCGCCGCGTAAGACAGAATCGCGCACGGCCTTGCGCGCGTAGTTGATGTTTGAGCGTTGCTCCGCCGGCACTTGGCCGGCAAAACGGCTTTCGAGAATGACGCGGCGAGGCCTGATTTCTCTAACCGCGTTCGCTAGCGATTTTGGCGTAGTCTGATCCACCTTTGGCTCCCTCGAGCTTTGCTTTCCGGCCTGTAAATTTCTGCCAACGCAGAACTGCGACGTCGACATAGGCTGGATCAAGCTCGATGGCCAAGACCGATCGGTTCAGTTGTTCACCGGCAATGATCGTCGTGCCGGAGCCGCTGAACGGCTCATAGATGAAATCGCCTGGCTGCGAGTTGTTTTCAATCGGGCGCTTCATGCACTCGATCGGCTTCTGCGTCCCGTGCCCCTGCCCGTCGTCCTCGCGAGCCGGGATCGTCCAGAGCGTCGACTGCGAGCGCCCGCCGGCCCAGCGGCCGCGCGCGCCCTTACGCACCGCGTACCAGCAAGGCTCGTGCTGCCAGTGATAATCGCCGCGCGAAAGCGCGAACCGATCTTTCGCCCACATGATTTGAGATCGAACCGCGAAGTCACACGCTTCGAGCGATTGCTGTACCGTCGCGGCGAACAACCCCGCGTGCCACACATACGCGATATCGCCCGGGAAGAGCGCCCACGCTTCGCGCCAGTCCGCGCGATCGTCGTTCTGCACCTTCCCCATTTTCTTTTTGTTTTGGTTCACGCCGACAGTTGCTCGCCACTCGGGATCGTAGTTCACGCCGTAAGGCGGATCGGTCACCATGAGCGTCGGTTTCTTTCCGGCCAGGAGCCGCGCGACTTCCTCGGCATTCGTCGCGTCCGCGCACATCAGGCGGTGGTTTCCCAGAATCCAGATATCGCCCCGGCGCGTCACCGGCTTTGCCGGCAGGGCCGGCGTCGCCTCGCCGTCGGTCTTTCCTTTCGTGCCGCCGAAGCCGAGCCCGATCAGCTCGCCGGTACTGAAACCCGTCAGCTTCAAATCGACGCCGCCCAGCTCGAGGATTCCTTTCATCTCGAGCTTGAGCATATTCCGATCCCACACGCCGAGGAGCCCGAGCTTATTATCGGCGATGCGATACGCGCGCTTTTGCGCCTCGGTGAGCCCGCGAAGAACGATGCACGGGACGTCGAGCATGCCGTTCAGATCGGCCGCTTCGAGGCGGCCGTGGCCGGCAATGATTTCATCCTTTTCGTCGATCAGGATCGGGTTCGTGAAGCCGACCTCCCGCATGAGCGCGGCCAGCTCCTTCACTTGAGCGGGCGGGTGCTTCTTCGCGTTCTGCTCGTATTTTTTTAAGTCGGCGACCCGGCGCCGTTCGATCTTCTCGTGCAGCGTGACGTTAATTTTTTCCGTGATTCCTGACGCTGCTTTTTGCTTTGGGCTTTTTGCCACGGCGCTCTCCCTCGAGTTCGGTGATGACCGATTGCACGAGTTCAATACGCACGCCGAGCCAGCGGATGCAATTCGCCGCCATCGTATTCCCCAGCACGTTGTAACGCGGGCGCGTCCGCCGCGTGGTTCTTGTTCCGGTAAGGGACGTCCGTATAGCCGTCGGGCAAGCCCTGCAGGCGCTCGCACTCGACTGGCATGAGACGGCGCACGCCCCACGCGGCTGCGACGCATTGCGCGGAATCGCCTTTGCCGCTCGTCCCGGCTTCGCTCGTGAGCGCGGAAGCCACACTGTCTGGCGCACCGCGGTCGTTGCGGGCAAACCGCGGCTGGAAGATCACGGGATCCTGATCGCCTTTATCGCCATCCGTTCCTAGCCGACGGCCGCCGCTGCGGCCGCCCTTGCTACCACTCGAGAGCGAAGCCGAAACGGTCGGGATCAGATGGCCGTCTTTTGTGTTCGAGTCCGCGCCTTTCGCATCGCGCTCTTGCAGCGCCCATGCGACTCCGGGGATGAGATGGGAGTGCTGACCGTCGCCTCCGTCCGGTTGGCCGCCGCCGCCAGCGCGCGCTGCAAGTGCATTGGCAATTCCCGTCCCCGCTTCTCGGCGCGGCGGAGAATCCCCGCGCAGGCTTTCGGGGTCAAAAAGAACCGCTGCGGCACGTCGCCAGTCTCGAGAATTTGCGACAACGAACACACGCCTTCGTCTTTGAGGAACAGCCCTTCCAAACCCGTCCACTCGCACGAATTGAGCGTCAAGCACCCGGTAGCATCCGTGATACCCGAGTTCGGCCAGGCCCCCGAGGAACGCCGAAAAGTCTCGCCCTTCGCTCGAGGACAAAACCCCGGGGACATTTTCCCAGACCACCCACTCGGGCCGATATCGCTCAGCAATTGCAAGATAGACAAGCGCGAGGTTACCCCGTGGGTCAGCCAATCCTTTACGAAGTCCCGCGAGCGAGAATGACTGACACGGGGTTCCTCCGATGAGAACATCGAGAGCTGGGACATCAGGCCACTCCTTGAAGCGTTCGAGATCACCGAAATTCCGAAGCCCGGTTTTTTTCTCGGGCAAATACTGAACCGCCTTTATCGCGGCCGCGCGTTCGCAGCGAACCCGTGGGTCTTTTGTCCGCGCTGGGTTCGGCATGAAAAGCGGACGGCCGCAGCCGTAATGATGGTGAAGCACCGCCGAGGCGAAAGGCGCAACCTCCGCGTAGCCGGCAGCTTCCCAGCCGAGCGGCCGCCACGCGACCGTCGGCGACGAGATGCCCGAGCAGACGTCCAGATACCTCATTCGATTTCACGAACCTCGACCCGGCGGAACATATCGACGATGCGCTTGTACGCAATCTCGACGTAAGCCGGCGAGAGTTCGATCAGCATCGCACGCATACCCAGCCCGTCCGCAACCATCGCGGTCGTGCCACTCCCGCCGAACGGATCAAGCACCAGCCCGCCCGGCGGGCAACCGGCCTGCAGGCAACGTTCCACAAGTTCAGGCGGAAAGGTCGCGAAGTGCGCGTCCTTGAACGCTTCGGTCGCCATCGCCCAGACACCGAGCGGCGCTTCCTCGTAATTCCGCAAATATCGGCGGAGCGGCGTTACCGCGAGCGCGGCATTCATGCTCGAGTTGTTCTTCACCCGGCGGCCCTGCTCGTCCGCCGCCGCGGCCTTCGGCTGCGCGCGACGCACGACGGCCTTCATGTTGCCGTTCGTTTTCGCGCCCGCGTTCGCGCGCGCGCTTCCGATTTGCGCCGCGACATTCTGCGAGACCCGCGCGTGTGTGCTGTCACTAACCTCGAGCGAGACCGCCTGCGCGTCGTAATAGTATGGCATCCGGATCCAGCGTGGGCCTTCCTTGTCCGGGCGGGTGAGGAACGGAACGCGCTCCTCGAGGTTCGGCCGCGTCGACACTTCGCCGGTATCCCGCGCGCGCCAGAGTTCGACCGAGTCGCTCTTCGCGAGCAGAAAGATTTTTTCGTGCGCGCTCGACGGCCGCGTGCTGCCGTTCGAGTCCGGCATCGGGTTTTTCTTCCCCCAGATGATCTCGCTCTTGATCCACCACCCCCACTCCTGAAGCGCAATCGCGAGCCGGTTCGCGACCATGCAGAGATCGCCTGGCTTCAGCACCCCACCCTTCTGCGCGCGGGCGCGCGTGCGATCGTGCGTATCGCGGCTCGTGCCGAAGTTCACGCCGTGCGAGGCCTTGAGCCGATCCGGGTAAATCTCGCCGCTTGTCGCAAACGGCTTGTCGCGGAAAGTGCGGTCATCCTTGCCGCCGCGCTGCTTCGCATCCTTCACGCTCGTGCCGTTCGGCGCGGTCGCGTAGCAATCGCCATAGTTCAGCCAGACGGTGCCGCTCGGCTTCAACACGCGGTGGATTTCAGCAAAGACCGCGACCATCGCGTCTAGGTGCTCGCCGAGCGAAGGCTCAAGCCCGAGCTGCTTATCGACCCGAACGGCGCCGCACCGCGGGCACTTGGTTTTATGCGGGCGCTCGCCCGTAAACGTGCGGCTGGCTCGCGCGCCACCCTTACCTTGCCGGCCGTTGGTCGGTTTGTGCTTGCACTTCGGATCGCCGCCGATCCACTGGCCGGTGTTGTAATCCCGTAATCCCCAATACGGCGGCGAGGTCACGACGCAATCGACGCTATTCGGTTTCAGGGTGCGCAGCGCGTCGATCACGTCGCCTTGCAGGATTTCGACCACGCGGGGCTGCGAGAGAGCAGACCGTTTCTTGCCACCGCTTTTCATAGCGGGCGTCTCCATCGGTTCGGGGAGGAATGGCGGGCGGCGGACTGAGTCCCTACGGTCGTGCCGTTCCTAAAAGGTGCAGGGGGCCTCGCGAGCCGTACCTGACCGCCCTCTGGGTATTCGGTGACGCGGCAATCGGGAGCTATCCCAACCACCAATTGCCGCGCCGATCAGCCAGTCGAAGCATCGCTCGCCCGAGCGGTGTCCTTCCGGCCGATTTGAATTTCTTCGCTTGTCAGATCCCGCTCGCACTCGATTTTGCGGCTCGTCATCACGACGTCCCGGGGCTCCTCGGCTCCGGGCAGCACGAACTGACGGCAGCCTTCTTTTTCGACAACCACCGGCTCGGGCGGCCGCGAGACAATCCTGACCGTTGTTCGGCCGCCCGCACCGCCGAGCATTTCGTCCATCGCGGCCTGCGCCTGCTCGGCCCACGGGCGGAGCGCGAGCTGTTCGCAAGGCGGGAAGGATACGGCACCGTGCCAGTCTTGCGGAATGCGCCAGACGGCACCGGTGTAGAATTTCGGTTTCATCGCCTCGCTGATGATGGCCGGCGCGACCACCGGGGCGGCCGCGAGTCCGAACAATAAACTACGACGAGAAAGCATCGGGATAGCTCCTCTGGGTTAACCACGCGCAAGGTGGATCGACGGATGCCCGATGGTCAAGCGGACGGATTGTGGAAAACGATCAATCGTCCGGGTCGCCGGGTGATCGCACTTCCGTGACGACCCTCGCGCGCTTGATCGAAACGCTCGGCGCTTCCTCGCGAATGACCACCCGACCGCGTAGCGCGCGCCGAACCCGCGCAGTCGCGCGGGCAATCGGGCGCTTCACGAAGATGACGAACGTCGCGGTAAAGCTGAGCGCGTAACCGCTCGAGATCACGACCACGACGGCAGAGAACGCCTTCATGGCTTTCACCGCCTGGCCGCTCTGTACGCGGATCAGCCGACTCACCGCTCGATAGAGCCGGAAAGCCGAACCGCTCGTGATCCGGATCGGCTTCGCGGCCGCGCGCAATACCCTGATGCTGCCGGGCGAAACCGTGCTGATCAGTAGCCCGAGCTTCCGCGAGTGGCCGACCACCAGCGCGTACCCGCTGCCGGCGCGCAGGAGCTTCGCGATCGCGCGGGCCACGCGAATACCGGTTCCACTCGATACCGCGAGCAGCCGCGCGCTCGAGCGGCGCAAGACCACCGAACTGGGCGTAAAAATCGACATAGGCTTCGCGAGGGCTCGACGGAGCTGCACCGCGTAAGCGGTCTGGAAAAGCACCCGAATTGCCAAATTGCGCAAAAGCGCAATCTGGCCCCCGGTTTGTGGCGAAAGCGGCTTCGCGATCGCGCGGCGGAGCCGCACAGAGGCCGGGAGGAGGACGCTGAGGGGCTTAGCGGCAGCCCGGGCTAGCGAAACTGCCCCGGGGGTCTGCAATCTCAACAGGCGTCCCCCTCCGCGAAGAAGGCGCACGCTCTGCGCGCCGACGACCCCCAGCATTTTACCCGCGCCGCGGTACGGCCGAACAGCCGAGCCGCTCGCCAACAGCAGAATCAGCGCGTCGGCCTTACGCAATCGAATAACGGCCGGGGAGGCGACCCGCAGGATGCGTTCGCTCGACCGCGTAAGCGCGAGCGAATAGCCGGTTTGCACCGCAATGCGTACCCGGCGGGCAAACGTGAAGCTGACCGAAATCGCCGAGCCGAGCCCGAGGGTGAACGTCCGCGCGAAGCTCCGCGTGAGCGATACCGCGGCGCCGGTCACGAGCTGCAGCCCACGGGTGAGGTTCCGCCGTAGCCGGAGCTCGCTGCTGGTGCCGTAAGCAATCACGCGACCGCGCATGATCGGCAGCTTGATCAGCATCAAGGTCGTGATGCGCAATCGTTTCTGCACCGCCCAGAAGGACGCGATCAGATGCCCACTCGCCACCCGGAGGATCGGGCCGGCGGATCGGAACATCGTCACGACGCCACCCGTCGCGAGACCAATCGAAAGCGTGACCGGCCGTGTGACAAAAACCGCGCTGCCGGTTTGCAACCTCAGTATTCGCGCGCTCGCGCGCACGACCCGGATCAGGCTTCCGGTCGTCCCGCGCAGGATCTTCTCGAGCGAACGCGCCAACACGATGCTGGCACTCGTCTGCACGGCGAAATATTTCCCGAAGCTGAAGCGCGAGAAGCTGATCGCCTGGCCGGTCGTCACGCGGAGAAACCGAGCGGAAGCCCGCACGAGCGCGAAAGCCGAGCTGCTGGCGACGCGAAGCAGCTTTCCGCTGGATCTCGTGACCGAGATCGCGGCGTCGGTCACCACGCGGGCATATTTGCCCGAGCTGCGCGTGACCGTAATCGCGCTGTCCGTCACGACCGGATAGATGCGGTTTGCCGCATGCGAGGCGAAGAAGAAAAACGACGTCCCGGTCTGCACCGGGAATGCCTTTCGCATCGCGCGCACGATCGAGATCGTATAGCCGATCGCGGGCTTGATGCTCCGCGCGATCGCTCTCACAATCTGGATCGCATTTCCGTTTTGGATCATGATGCGCTTTATCTCGATCGCGCGCCCGAGCACCACCGAGTAGCCGGTCGCGGCGAGAAAAACTTTCGGCATCGATCGCACGATCGAAATCGCGCTATCGCTCGTGAAGGAGAGCAGCTTTTGCTCCGCGCCCTCGCGCGTAACGAAAGTCGTGAATGCGATCAGATAGTCGGAGACGACCTGCACGATCTTCGGGCGGGTAAGGTACATCTTCGTCGAGATGTCATTCACAACCGTGACGGCCTTTTGCGTCACCGGCGAGTACGTGATGACGATCAGCCCTTGCGCACCGCTGCCAGACGTTGACGCGCCGGTATTCGAACCGCTGCCACCGCCGCCACCGCCGTAGAGGCCACCGCTACCCGCTGCGGTGCCGCTATCGAAATTGCCGCCGCCGCCGCCGCCAGCCCCGTGGGTCGCGTCAAACTCGGTGCCCGCTCCGCCGTTCGCGTTTTGGCCGCCGCCCGCTCCGCCCAGCCCGGCATCCGCGCTGCCGCCGGCAGTAAAACCGTTGTCGCCCCGATCCGTACCCTGATTGCCATCGCCGTTCGGGCCGGCGGCACCACCACCGCCCGTGCCGGCGCGGCCCGACGTAGCGGTGTAATTCCCGCCTCGCCCGCCGGTGAATGCAGCAGCGTTCCCCTTGCCGGTGCCGCCCGCCCCGCCCGATTGTGTGATGTTCTGATAACCGAGTCCACCATTGCCGCCGAGCGCGCCCGTAACAGCTGCCGCGTAGCTGGCTGCGTTGAACCAAGTGTTGTCGCCGTTGCCGCCGTTCGCATTACCGTTACCGCTCGGCACGTTCGCATTCGCGCCGCCGAACCCGACGTTGTACGAAGCCGTGCCGCCTGGCGTAAGCACAAGCCCGGTAGATTTGCCGTACCCGCCGCCACCGCCGCCGGTACCGCCGCGATTACCCGTAGAGCGTCCTACGCCACCGCCACCGCCGCCGCCGATGCACTCGATGCTATTTGTTGCGGTGAAGTTGGCCGGGATATTCCAAGACTGGACGCTGCCAGTCGTCGTGAGGAAAGCCACCGTCGCGCATTCGATATAGCGGAACGTGCTGGACTTCTGCCCGGTGGCGATCTGCCGAAATTCAATGAATTTCTTGACCGAGACCTCGCCGGCAGTCGGGCCCGGGATCGCCAGCCAGACAAACGCAACACCGGCCGCGATGCCAAGACGTCGAACCCGCGTGGGGTTTCGGAGCTTCGCGAGATAGCTGATTTGCCGCGGCGTGAAGCCGCCGAACTTCTGCCCGTTCATCGCGTCCCCGCGCACGGGCGTTAGCGGTAAACGCCCCAGAAGGTCTTCTGCGAAACCTCGACCGTCACGACTTCGGCCTCGAGCGCGCCGCCCGCGCGCTTCTCAAATGTCTTATCGAGCATCGCGGCAATATTCAAACCATCGTCAATCCACGGCGCCGCATCGGTCGGCACAAAACGCTTTTGCTCGTTTACGCAGAAGAACGCCCCGCCTTCCGCGAGCGACGCGCGGATGCGCCCGATATCTTCCGCCGGCTTCGCGCAATGCTGCAGCACCCAGACGCTCAGGGCTGCGTCGAAGCGCAGCCCCTGCTCGGCCACAAGATAGTCGAGCATCGGCGGCGCAACCACGGTGAACCTCGGGCTCTCGACGTACTCGATCGCGAGCTTCTGCATCCCGAGGCTGATATCGCAGCCGATGACCCGGCAGCCCGTGCGCGTGATCAGCGCCTCGGCCATCCGGCCGATTCCGCACCCGTAGTCGAGGACGAGGCTTTCGGGTTTGAGGTCGAAGTGCTGGCCGAACAGGTCGACGAGATAGGGCGTCTCGAGCGCCCAGCGAACGTCCGTTCCTTGTGATCGGTTCGGCGTCAAAATGATGCCGGCCGCTTCCGCTCGGTTTCGAACGTCGAAAACGCGGGGTGAGAAGCGGCCGGCGACTTGCTGCATCGGATTAAGCGCCCGTGAGCTGATGCTGCCACGTGAAGTTGATCGAGTCGGACGTCGAGAGCGCGATGCCGTCGAAGTCCGCCTTATCGAACAAACTCCCGCCCTGCGCGGCCGCCATCGTGGCGGTCTGCTCGGACGTCGCGCCAGACCCCGCCGCGCCGCCGTCGGCGCCCGGAGTAAACGGCACGCCCGAGGCATGCACGGCCGAAGTCGAGCCGAGCCGCCCACGGGTGATCGTCAGCGTGGTCGAGGCCGCGCCGGCGACGAGCACCGTCTCGTTTTCGATCTGCGCATAGTAGTTGCCCGTCGTCGGCAACCCGGACGAGGAGCCGAGAGTCATCGCGACGGCCGACGCGGTAAGCGAGGCCGCGAGCGTGGTCGTGGGCGAGAGCGTCGTGGTGTCGAACAGCCCGGCCTCAGTGATCGTCTTATTGCCCGCAGCGACGATCGACCCGACCACCTGGTAGGTGTCCGCAAGAAACGACGTCGACATAAGCGTCGAAGTGCCGACCGTGCGGTTCTCGGATTCGGGCTTGAACAAATTGACGTTCGCGTTCGCCGAGCCGGTGACCGACGAGCTGCCCCAGCCGATATTCTTCGGCTCCGTGCCGTTGCCCTTCAGACGATTCCAGATGATGCCGCGGCCGGGGAAAGAACAGATTTGTGCGTGAGCCATTTAGAACTCCCTCGAAGGGATGCCGGCGCCTCACGGCGGCGGAGTGGATCGATGGTTTGTAGTTACGCTGCGTTCAGAAACTCGTGTGCGCGCTGCGCCAGTGCCTGCTTTACCTCGTCGACGACCGGCTGCCAATCGCCCATGCGCTTTTGCCGGAAGAGCCGAACCGATGGATACCAAACAGAATCGCTCCGGTCACGCAGCCAAACCCAATATGGATCCTCGCACAAAAGCACCCAGCAGGGCACGCCAAGCGCACCCGCGAGATGCGCCGTCACCGTGCAGGATGTAATCACGAGATCGAGCTTGGTCATCACCGCGCCGGTGCCGACAAGACCGCGGTTGCCGATACCCGGTACCATATCGTGCAGCAGCTCGGTCGCGCCGAGGCGCTGCAAATCCTTGTAGCCCTCGCCGAACTGCAAATTGTAGAGCTGGACGTCCGGGTTTTCCTCGAGCCGAAGCAGCAGCTCGAGCGGAATGCTTCGCTCGGCGTTCCGTGCCATCACGGGGTTACCCGTCCAGCAGATGCCGACCTTGAGCGCCGGGCTGTAAGGCGTCGGCATGCCGTTCAGTAGCGAGGCCTCCTGCGAGACCCGGCCGAGGATCAGGCCGGGATCTGGCGGCACGTTGTGCACCCGGGTGCCGCTCAGCCGCGGCAAGCTCATGAGCATCACCGCGTAGTCGACGTTTTCCGGAAAGGGCACGCCTTCTTCCATGAACTCGACGATATGCCGGAAGCCCCAGAACAGATTCCGGACGCTCGGCAGATCACGGCTCGAGTCGAGGAAAAGGATGCGGCACGTCGGGTATTCGTTTTTCAGCCAGAACAGATAGCGGCTCGCGAGAATGCGATCGCCGACGCCCTGCTCGGCCTGCACGAAAATTGTCTTGCCCGCGAGGTTCTCGCCGTTCCACGTCGGGACGGGAAAGGTCGGGTAATACTCCGCGCGGTGTTTGATCCGGCTCTCGTACAGTTCGAAGCCCTCCTGCCACTCGCCGGCGGCCAGGAGCATCATCGACTCGTTCCACGGGTGCGCGAGTTCGTTCGGCTCGAGCTTCTTCGCTTTCGCGAATTCGTCGCGGGACAAATCCCAGCACCCCATCGAGGCGAGCAGCTGCGCGCGATTCCCGTAGATCGCTGCGTATTGCGGGCGGAGCTGCTGCGCCCGGTCGAGCGCGTGCGCGGCGGATTGCCACTGACCGAGCAGCCAATAGACGCGGCCGAGGCCTGCCCATAGGAACCCGCTTTCCGGGCATTGCGCGACCGCGCGCAACATCGCGGTAAGCGCCGCGAGGAAGTGGCCGTGCCGGATCAGTTCGGCCGCGTGGTTGTTCAGAACTTCGGCCGGCAGCGTGAGCCTGAGCTCACGCAGCCGATCCCGATCTTTTTCCCTCTGGCGTAGCGTTTTGATATCCCTAGACACCGTCGGCTCCTTTACTCGGCCGACTGGTTGTCATCGACCTCGAGCAGAACCGTAACCTTCGTGTCCTGCTTGAGCGCCTCTTGCGCGGGAACGAGTTCGTCGCCGGCGAAGCGCAGCGTCAGGGTGCCGTGGCGTTCTTTCACGGTCGTGAGTTCGACCTCGTAACACGGCACCGTCGCCATCGTCGGCTGTTCGCCTTCCTCGACCTGCACGGGCTTCGAGAACGAGGCCATCGAGGCGCTCGCGACCACGCAGGCGATCGGTTTCAACTGTTTCACTGGTTTGCTCCGCTGCTGGTGAAAAAGCGGCCGAGTGAGCCGACCGCGGCTTTGAGCGAATCCTTGATCGTTCGCCCGAACTTGATTGTACGCTGCCACACGACGCCGTGCGGCTCCATCGTCTCGCGCTCGGCGCCGCAGTTCGGGCAAACCGGCCCCACGGGATCCTCGCCGAGTTTTGTTACACGCTCGGGCGCGTAGCACCCGACGTTCACGCCAGGCGTATTGTGCCAGAACCCCGGAGCGCCGCACTTCCCGCATGCGCGGATCACGTTGACGACGAGACGGCTCTTGATGCCGCCGGCCACGACGTCGACTTGCGTTCTCGGCTGATTGGTCATTCGGGCTCCCCGGGCACCGGCCCGCTATAGCCCACGCGCGCTCGTCGGCACAAGTTCCGGATGGACGGCCGTCCACCGCTCCTTCCACTGGCCGCTGGCAATAAGCGCCTTCCGGCCGTTCTCGATCACGTGCCACACGTTGTTGTTGTTCGTGCGCATCGCGCGCCAGAAGCTCGCGGATAGCTCGAGCGGATCCTCGCGGGTAAGCCAGTTCATGTCGATCAGCACCGCCATCCCGACGGCGCCGAAGTTGTCGACGTCATCCGGGTGCAGTTTGCGGAAGGCCATTAGGCCGCCTCGCCTGGCCGGCGCTTCTTCGCTTCTCGGCAGAACGGAATGCGCGGGGGCTTTCCCTCACGGCGGAGCGCCCGATCCTGCTCGCGGGAAAGCATCTCTTTCACGATGGATTTTGCGCGGAGGAGCTGCATCATCCGCTCTTGCGAGAGCGCCTCTCCGCAAAGCTCGCAGCGCCAGCCCTTGCCGTCGAGCTTGTCCTCATAGGTCTCAAGGTGACGGCAGATCATGTTCAGATGCTCACGAGGATGTAACCCGTGCCCTTACAGTCGGCGCACGCGAGCGGGCCGTCAAGACTCTCCGGTTCGGGATGGAAGCGCGTCCAGTCTCCGGTGCCTTCGCACTCCGGGCAGGCCGTCCGCCCGGCACCACAGCCTATCCGTCTCGCGCGAGAAGCCGAGGAAGAGCGTCATCCGGCTCACGAATTCGCCGCCACGACCGCATCCGGCACTTCGAACAGGCCCTGCGCCCCCTTCCACGGGATCGCGCGACCGAAAAGCCGGGGTTTGCGGAGCAGCCAGTGATGATGGCGGTCGAACGCCCAACGACTCGGCGAGTTCTCGACAACGTCGTAAATCTCGACCGTGCCGAGCAGCGCCCCGCGCGCCAGATCATCAAAGCTGATGTTCTCGAGAAGCGCCGGCGCGATGCGCCGCACGGTCTCGCGGTAACGATCAAGGTTGTCCATCTTCGCGGACGCGTGGATCAACACCCGCCCGCGATAGCTCGTGCGCCACGTTCGATTCTCGACGTCTTTCGCATTAGCCGGCAGAAAGACCGAGAACGCCCACGGCTGCCGGATTGAGACAGCCTTCATCGGTTTTGCTCTGGCTTTCCGATTGCGTCCAGCGCTTCCTTGGCGGTGACGACCCGGCCATCGATCGTCGCGTGCGTGCCCTCGAGGCTGAACGAGATGAAGATTTCGCCGCGCTTCGGCTTCGGAGCCTCGACGGGTTCCGGCCCGAGCATTTCCTCTTTCGTCAGCATTCCGGGCAGTGGCCACCAGTATTTCGGTGACAAGACCCTCCGATGATCATTGCACGAGACCCACGCTTTAAGGCCTGTGTTGTAGTGCGCGACCTCGTACCCGCCGAAGCCGTAGACGATAACTGCGGTATCGAGCGGCGCTTCGCTGATCGGGCGCTTCGCATAGCGCATCTCCGCGTAGCTTTCGAGAAGGCCGCCGATCTGGCTCTGGCGCTCGCCATCGTCCGCGCCCGTGAGTTCGTAAAGCTGATCGAGAATCTTTCCGATTTCGATCTTGCCTTCCCAGCCCTCGGGCATCTTCGGCTTGCCGCCGTCGGGCGCGAAGTGCTTGAAGCGTTCGGGTACACCCTGCGCCGGGGCGGGTGGAACGGCTTCGCGCTTTTCGTATTCTTCGCGCGCTCGGATCCCGCCGGGAAGCAGTCGGCGGTTCACTAAGTCTGAAAGCGATCCCGGTTGCTGATCTCCTTCCATAACTCTCTCGGCCAGTCCTTCAAAAACGGCAGCCTCGAAACATTCGGCGATGAACTTGAACGCCTCGGTGGCCGCGTCAGGCTCCGGTGTGCGGGCGGGGAGAAGGGCGAGGATGGCGTCGGCATCGTCGAAACAAATCGAGCGCAGAGTCCCGGCGTCGCTCTCTAATTCAGCTTCCTCGGCTTCTTCCCACGAGTAAGGCGGCGTTCGCTGCTCGAATAACTTTCGCGCAAACGCCTCCCGCAAATCACCATCAACCGGCGCGCTGGCGAGGACATACCGGAGGAGCAGCGCATCGATCTCCTCGGTGCTGTAAACGCCGTTCGCACAGAGTTCGAGCAGCTCTTCGCGGATAGCTTCTCGCGGATTCGCGAGCTGCTCACCTTCTTGTTTCATCGCCTGCCGATAGGCGTCGTCTGCTCCGTCGCTCATGGGTTGATCCCCCGGCGCGCGAACTCTTTTGTGATTTCGTTCGCGATGGCGTGCGAATTCTCCGCACCCTCGTGCGTCTGCACGGATCGGCTTGCGCTTTCGATCAGCGCCGCCCGCGCGCGCACGAGCAGCTTCGCCAACGTGAAGCCCTCGACCGCCGTGACCCGGTCGCGGCGAAAGTTCGGATCGTCGTCGGGGTAGACCTCTTCGAGGTACACAAGCGCGGTCAGCGCGTCGGGAAAGTGCAGGCACACTTCCGGATTGCCGCCGCCCGGGCCCTGCGCTTGCCAGCCCGCAATCTCGGCCTTGTGGCGGTGAAGCCGCAGGAGGAAGTCCTGCAGCGGCTGGTCGTAGGGAATGTCGAGGATTACTTGCGCTTTGCTCATCGGTTCTCTCCATCGGTTGCTTTACGCTTCGCGAGAAATTCGTCGATTAGTCGGCGGTCGCTTTCGCCTATAACTTTAGCCGGGACGCTGAACGCCCCGGCCTGAACTACTCGCTGCGTCGGCACGTTGCCATTCAATTCCGGGCGTGCCAACGCCCTTAATCTGGCTTCCTGCCGGGCGAGCGCCATCTTGCGCTCCTTCTCCCACCGGTGGCTCATTCAACGGCTCCTGATTGCCCGGAATCTGGCCTAACCTTCGGCCGGCGGCTTCAAATACTTTCCCCACCCGGGCACCGCATTCTTCAGCTCGTCGACCTGCGATGCTCGCTCGATCTTCTCAGCGGTGTCCATCGCGTTCAGCCAGGTGTCAATCATATCCGTCGGCGCGGGGTATTCGCCGCTATACTCATAGACCCGCCCGGCATGCATCACGAGAAAGCCGTGCAGCATCGCGGATAAAAACTCCTCCGGCCTATTGTTGATGGCCTCGAATTGCTTGTCCTCGCGAAACCGAACAAAAACATCGATCAGCGCGTCATGAAAGCCCTGCGAGAGCCTTACCCATTCGGCAAATTCCCTATCGTCCTGCTCGGACATTCCTTCAACTCCACAAGCCGGTTGATACCGTGTCGACTAGGCGCGTGCCCGTTTCGTCCGCATAGGCTGGCTGATCGAGCGAAAGCAGCAGGCCGCCGCCGGGCATGAACTTCGAGAACGTTCGATTGTGCGCCGTCACGAATTCGGATACGCGCGCGGCCGCTTCCCGCAGGGGCAGCCGCCCTTCCGCGATCGCGAGAAACATCTCGGAACGCACGTCGTCGCGCAAATGGTCGGGCAAGCCTTCGGTCGCGCGACGGATCGCCTCATAGCCGCGCTCGCTTACGCGCGCGACTCGGGGGCGCTGCAGCCAGCGGGCCTTGTGCTGCGCGACGCGGTTCTCCTCCGCGAGCTTTCGGATCAGCCGCCCGGCCGGCGCATTGGTTTGCATCAAGCGCCTCAAGCTATTGCCGTTCACGATCGCGGTCGCGACCTTTTGGTAATTGCTCCCGCCGGCGTGCACTAAACCGGTCGTGATCACCGAAAGCGTCTTGCCCTCGCGGAGCGCGGAAAAGACCGCGCGCAGCTTCTGCTCGGACGGAAGCGCCCGGCATTCCTTGTCGTGCCTTCGTGCGTGCATCCTTCGGCAGGTCTTGCACTGCCGCTCGCCGCGGTATCGGTAGAGGTTCTCGCCCGAGAGCGGATGGCCTCGCTTGCAATGCGTCTTTGCCGCCTGCCAGCCCTTCATGCAGCGCGCTCCGATGGCATCGGCGTGGCGCGGAACGTCTGGACTTTCTCGGTGAGCCAGTAAAGCGCCCCGCCCTTCCGCGCGTACCCGGTGCGCTCGAGCGTCATGAGCGAGCGCCGCACGGTCGCGCGCGGGAGTCCGGTGACGCTGGCAATCGTCGTGATCGTGAGCGGCACGCCGGTATTCGACATAACGCGTAAAACATCGAGCCCTCTCTCGAGGGCCGTCACGTGGTCGGGGTGAGTCTTCATCGGTTCTTCCCTCACAAAGTTTACCTTACAAAGTAACCTTCCGGTGCACCCGCCGACCCGCTTTCGCGGGATCCGGTCGGCGACCGCCCCGAAGGCAACCACAGCTCAGTTTTGCTCCGCTTTTCAACGCATCCGCACGCGCTTCCGTGCTGCCGCCGCAGTCGCAGCGGCAAAGCCAGAACATCGAGCGGTTGCCGTTGTGACGCCGGCTCAACGGATCAATCACCGTCAGCTTGCCGAAGCGTTGTCCCGTCAGGTCGATAAACGGTCTCATCGCTTCGCCCCGCCAGCCTTCTCGTTCAGTTCCTCGAGCGCGGCGTCGAGGAAGGCGTTCGCGAACATGAGGCCGAGCAGCGCGAGGGACTCGAGCGGCGAGTGCGCCTTCGCGATACCGTCGCCGCCTGGCCGAGAGTGGTTAGCGATTGCTTCTTTCGTGAACTTGCTGAGCCCTTCCACGTAGGGACGGCTTTGCATCGGGTCGCGCATTGGCTTTCTCCTCTTTGTAGGGCGGAAGCGCCGCCCACTCGCGTTCAGACAAAACAAAAGGCACGCAGCCAGGCCGGCGCACCATCACGTAACCCCGCGCTCGGGCAAGCAGCACGATCTTGCCGCCGCAGTAGTTCTTCCCTTCGCTCGACCCGCTCACCAGCCGACACGCTTCACGAAATACCAAGCGATGAAGCCGGCCAGCAGCAAGGCGAACAGGGTGGTTTGCAAATCGTAATTGCTTAGGTCGATCACGGCATCCTCCGGAGTTCGAGCGTCGCGGCACAGAACGGGCATTCGCAGCCGGTCATGAAGCCGTGATACGCCTCGCGCACCGGCTCGGCGTCGAGCAGCTCCTGCAGCACCGCGCGGAGCGTCCGGCCGTTCTCGCGCTCGATCGCCTTCTCGAGGGCCTCGCGGGGCACCGGGTAGCACTCGACGTGAAAGCGGCCGTGCGCGACTTGGAAGCTCTGCGTCGTTCCGGTGATCAGCCGACGGCAGGCGAAGCAGACCATGCTCATAGCCACCCCTTTACCCGCGCGTGGATCGTAATCGCGTTCATCACGTTGTGGACGCGCTGCGCGAAGTCGTCCGGTTTCGCCGGGTCGTATTGCGACCCGGCTTGAAACGAGAACTGCCCGACGTCGATGCGCACGCGCGCCATAGGCACGCCCTCATCCCCAACGGCAGGCCAAGCCGTCCACTTCGGCACGGGCTTCGGTGGGCTCTTGCCGGACTTCGCGTCGAGCGGATCGATCATATCTTCGAGATACCGCGCGATCTTCGAGTCCAGATCGGCGTCGACCTTCGAATAGGTCATATGTTCAAGCTGCATCGTGGCCTGATCGAAGTCAGCAATGCGGCGCCGCACCCGGGCGAGCAATTCCTGCGCGGTCACGACGCACCGCCTTTCGCTTTGGCGATGGCGGCTTCGATCTTGGTCAGCAGCAAGCAGCGGGCACCGTCGCGGTGACTGTCGGCTTGCAATTCGCCAAGGGCATCGTCGAGCGCATCCAGCAGATCAGGCGCGGCAGCGATCAGGCGCGCGTTGGCCTCTTGATTGTGGTGAGCGTTTACGTTCGCGACGATCAATCCACCCTTGATAGTAACGATCCACCATTCTGGATCGACGCTCTCTTGAGAGCAGTTCCACGGCCCCGGCGTATGCTCGCTCACGACCGGCCTCCGTCGCGCTTACGCGCGCGGGCGACTTCCGCAGCTGCGCCGAGCTTCCCGCACATCGCGTAGAACTCCCGGCCGTTGTGCACCATCGCGATAGTGCGCTCCGGGTCATACCCGCGCTCGAGCAGGATCAGCGCGCTTTCGGTGAAGGGCGATGACGACTCGCATAGCGCCTCGGCGGGGCTCTCGGGATTCCCGTCGTCGTTTCGCAACCGGGCGGCGAACCACCCGACCCGCGAACCCGTTTCCTCGACGTCGATCAGGAGCGTGTCGGCTGGCAGCTCGGAGAAGCTGCCCCGGTATTTGAACTGTGTTCCGGCCATCGGTTCCTCTTTCGCAGGCGGATCAGGAAGCTATGAGCGCACAGCCTGCACATCCACCTGTCGCCGGCCGGCGTGTCTGCCTCGAGCAGAAAGCGCATAGGTCTACCGTGCGTCGGGCAGTTGTTCCACTCTCGTGTCGGGAATTGTGCATAAGCGGCAAACTCACCGATCGTGATGAGCATTCCATACTTGTCAGCCGGCAGCGCCGAGTCGTCGAACGGGCTATCCGGCATAGCCTCCCAGCGGGTCGCGGCCTTCGCGAGAAGATCGAAAACCTCGTCGCGCTGCATCACGGCCTCTCGCGCACGCGCTCGGCCGCGCCGAGAATGCCGCCCTGCACGATCTCCTGGTTCGCAAGCTCATGTACCGCCCCGACCTTGAGCGCCCCGTGCCGGCGGACAATCGCTTCGACGAGCCGCAAAAGCTCATCCATGTAAACCGCCCTGCTGAACTTCAGCCGCGTGTAATCGCCGCCACACTCGATGAACTCCCGAAGCGGCACAGCCCCTTTTTTAAGGGGCGGCATAGCGGGATCGCGGGATAGGCCACGCATCACCGTTTCACCCCTCGGGTGACTTCCGGTTTTCGACCGATAAAACGGGGCCGAAAGCGAAGCATAGAATTTGCATAAAAGCTGCGCGATTTACGAAAAAATGTGGCCCGCCCTTTTGACGGGGCGGGCCCTTCGGCTGGTACTGGCTGCGACGCGGCGAACCGATGAAGAACTCCGCGTGGCTTTCCCGGGCCGGAAGCTGAACTGAAACGACTCTTATCTGAGTCAGAGTTTGTGGCTGAGCGCCTCCTCGCGTGGGCCTTCGGCCTCGCTCGGGGGCTTGCGAACAGGCGATTCACGTAGAGAACGGGCTGCGGGGGACTGTCAAGGGAACCTGAGGGACATTTCGAGGGACAATTCACCTACGACCTCCGTGCGGCCTTTGAAAACAAAGAAAAAAACCTGTCCCGCAGTTTTTTGAAACCCGGGTGTGGATACGGGCCATAAAGGACGTCGAGCACTATCAGCTCGAGCTTGTTCCGGCAGCTCCCGTGGGTGCTCATCGCACCGGTGCGCGCGAGCGGCTCATCACCGGGCATGCAGCCGTAGAACGGCGCGTCGCCGCCCTCGTACTGGACGATAAACGCGAGGCATACCCCGCGCCACCACAGCTCGGCGCTGAACGCTTCATCGGCCCCCCGGGCCCCCGGAGCTACCTCGATCCACTCCCACTCGCTCCGTAGCCGCCTCCGCAGCCATAGCAGGCGGGTTTCCGAAGAGATCGACCGCTCGAATAAGCGCCAGATCGCCAGACCGAGCAGCCCTACGCCGGCAAACAACAAAACCCACTGTGCGTTCGTCATCAGGCCTCTCCCGCGCGCTGGTTTTCGTACTCGTACTCGTCCGTGTGTTCGCTCGGCACGTCGTCGCCCCGCAGGAAGGCCTCGAGCAGCTCCGGATCCGATCCGCCGTACCGCGTCGGCACGCAGATGATTTGATTGCGCGGCGCCCCGGTGCGCAGCCGGCGGATGATCGTCCGCTCGAGGCGCAGCACGTGATCATCCGCATGCACGAGCAGCACATGGCCGCGATACCGCGCGCTCGCGATGCTGGGCCGGATTTCCTGCGCACACGAGATCGCGACCGCGGCGGCTTCGCCCGGGCTCGCTTCGTCGGGAATCAGCTTCGGATGCCCGGGGTCGTATTTACAGCTCATCCGCGCACCGCTTCGCCTGCCAGATCGCAGCCAGCCAGAGCACCGAGAAGAACACGCCCCAGCCCCAGCGGCCGAGCCAAGCTGCTGCCACCAGCATCGTGCCGGCAAACAGGCTTACCGCGAGCGCGAGAGCGAGCGCCGCGACAAGCCAGCCTGCTCGTCCCCGGAGGCGCGCAGCAATGCCCAGAGATCTCGCTCGATCGCGCGGTGCACCGAGGGCTCGCTCGCGATCCCCAAGTGGTCGCGGCTTCGCGAGCGAATATTCAGGACGCTCGTGAGCCCACCCGAAAGCCCGGCGGGCGGCTTCCTCAGCAGCCCGCGCGTCGGATTGTCTGCGCGCTGATAACCGATACCCAGCAGCACGTTGTTCGGGAGTTTGTCCATCTCGATCCACATCCAGCTCCACGGTTGGCGACCGTCAATCGCTACCAGTTCCTCAACCGGCCGCGCGTCCGCGTCGAGCGCCCGCGCGGCGTTGATCGCCGCCCCGGCGCCGAGCGAGTGCCCGACCATTACGATGCGCAAATCCTTCCGCTCGCGCGCGTACTCGACCGCCTGCGGCCAGTCCGTCCACGAGTAGGTTTTCACGATGACGCCCGGCACCCGCCCGAGCCTGGCCGAGAGATCGTCGAGCCCTCGGGTCGCGACCGACCCGAACAGGCCGGCGAAAAGCAGAACGAGAATTTTCATCCCGGGCCCTCACGGAAGTTTGCCCGCGAACTTTTGCATAGCTTCCTGCAAAGGCAAAAGCGCCTCGCTCCGGACTTCGCTCCGGATCCCCGCAGCCTCGAGCTTGAGCGCGAGCTGCATCGCCATATTGATCTGCTCGGCCGCGCCGGCGAGCAAGCCGGTAATCGCACCGGTCGCGACGAGCACTTTCTCGGTATTGCTGCGGCGGTCATCCATCGGCCTTCTCCGGGTTCGCCTTCGCGGCCCGCTCGGCCGCGAGACCGAAAACATACATCACATCGGCGGAGCGCCGCGCGGTGCCTTGCCCGGTCGCGCAGTCGTGACACAGCAGCGTTTTATGCGCGTCACCAATCGGCAGGCCGAGATCCTCGTTCGGGCCCATCGCGTTTGCGATCCGCGCGGCCAGCGGGCCGCCACCGAATTGCAGCTCGAGCCCGTGCGCGCGCATTACCGCGTGGCTATCGATCCCCATCGTCTCGATTGTCACCCGGTAGAAGATCGGCATGCCGGAATGCATCATACCGCGGCCGCAGACGATGCAGTTCTCGAAGTCCTCGTGCTTCATCGCTCGCTTGCGATCATATTCAAACGGCTTGTCGCTCATCGGTTTTCTCCTCGCTGGCGAACAGCGCGGCTTCGCGCCGTTCGATGAATTTACGCGGTACTAAATCGGAAAGGGCCGCCCACGCGGTGATCAGCTTCGGCGGCGCGCTTGGCCCGAGCATCCGGACGAGCGGATCAAGCTCTCGGAACGCTCGCAGGGCACGGATTTGAATCGCGCGGTTCTTGCGCGCGCGGACATAATCAAATGTTTGCGTGATCGGCATATTCGAGTTCGCCGCGCCAGATGCCGCTCTGCTGGAAATCGCAGTTGCTTACGCGGTAGAGCACCGGCGTGCCGTCATCGTGCCGAAGCCGCAGGAAATCCCCGGGCTGCACGTTCGTGAGGTTCGAATAGATCAGCGCGGTCGTGCCATCCGTGCTCGGGACGAAGCTGTATTCGTCCCCGATGACGTCATGCACGACCGGCGTCTTGTGCTTCGGCTTCGCGACCGGCGGCCTCGAGTCGAGGATGACCCACGCGCCCTTCCCGTTCAGATTTACCCAGCGGATGCGCTTGCGCGCGATCACCGCGTAACCGCGGCCTTCTAGGATGCGCGCCGCCCAGCGTGTCAGCATGTTTTGCTCCTCATCGGTTCGGCGCTCGGCCGCCGGGGAAACGGTGGAAACCCGGCGGCCGAGCTTTCCTGAACCGCCCTTCCGAAAGAGCCGCGTTCCACATGGCAAGAACCCGACGCATCCACGGATCAGGAAAGCCGAGTTACAAGCATGTCGGCCGGCAAAGCAACCGCCATCCGGTCGCAGATTGTGGACTAGAACGGCACCTCGTCGTCATCACCCGGGGCCGAATCCGCCGCGCTCTCGCGGAGCGGTTTAAGCGGCTCCGCGTCGACGCGCATGATCTTCATCCGCGTGCGCCAGACCCACTCGCCGTCTTTCCCGATGATACGGTCGTCGCCCATCCAGTTATCGATCGCCCGCTGGATCGTTTTCTTGTTCGCGGCTTCCATATCCTTGCCGTCGTATTCGCCCGCGCGAATGCGATCCAGCTCCTCACGCCAGTCGCCGACCCGAACGCAGATCGCGCCCAGCGGACACCGCACGCCATCAGGCGCGACCACGCCTTTGCGCTCGAGCGCTTCCTTGAGCGCGACGAAGACTCTGCGCGCGTTTGGTTTCAGATCCCAGTAACCAGGCGGCACCGCGCGTACCTTCGGTGACGTCGAGGCCGGGTTATGCCCACCGGGCGTGTCGACCACGCAAGTCGTGATCGCATCGCCATCAGCGTCGCGGCCGATCTCGACTTGCCGCAAGACAAAATCCCAATGCCACCCGGCTTCGCCCTCGGACTGCTTCTTCACGGTCGCGCGCTTGATCGGCCGACCCTCGGTATCCTTCAGCAGGTTCTTTTCCTTCGAGCCGTCGTCCATCTTCGAGACGTCGATGCAAGTCTCGATATTGTTGTAGAGAACCTGATTGCCGCGAAGCCCGCCCGACGCATTCTTGTGCTGAATGATCAGCACGGTCGCGCCGGTCTCGTCGCGGATGCGCTCATAACGCTTCTTCACACGCATGACTTCCTTTTTATCGACCTCCGAGGCATCCGGTGTCGCGGCATCGTGCGTGTCGATCACGACAAGGCCGAGCGGAATCCCCGCCTCTTCCCACGGGGCCGCGAGTCCCTTGATCTCGGCGATCAGCGCGTCGCATTCCGCTTCCTCGGTGAACAGATCGAAAGGCTTCGTCGTGACGGCGAACGGCACGCCGGTTTGCGAAACCTGAAAGAACATCCGCCAGCCGCGCATGCGGTTGCGATGCCCCTTGCCCTTCTCGGCCGCGCAGTAGACGACGCCGCGCTGCACGGTCTTGCGATTCTCGAATGTCCAGCCGAGCGCAACGTGCATCGCGATATGCGAGACGAGGAACGATTTGCCCGACTGGCTTTCGCCGATCACCAGCACGACGTCGCCCATCGGCAGCAAATATTTAATCAGCCACTCGGGCGCGAGCGCGGAGCCCTGCGGGTCGTCGAACCGCACGGCGCCGAATTTCGACTCGAACGGTCGGGGCTTCCAATCCTCGAGCCGATCGACGATCTCGAGCAGCTTTTCCCGGGTGCCGCCGGCCTGATCGCGCCAGTCCGTGATATCGCCGCCCTTCGGGCAACCGATCCAGAAGCTCGACGGGTCGAGTAGCCGCACCCTGCGCGCAATACCGCGCAGCGATGCGCAGACCTTCTCGCCACGGAGCCTGCCGGCTTCGTCGTTGTCGATCGGCACCACGACGTCGAGGCCTCGAAACATTTCCGCGTGATGTGGCTTCCAGTTCTTCGCGCCGCCGGAATTGCAAAAGCCCGCGAGTTTCCAATCCAAAAACGTATGGACGTCTTTCTCGCCCTCGGGGAGAAAGCAGGTCATATCCTCGTCGTCTTTGATCGCGGCCAGCTCGCGCATGAGTTCGGGGAGCCGATAGATCGAATGCGCGATCTCGATATCGTCGAATTTCTTCCGTTCCTCGAAGCGCCAGTTTTTGAAGTTCTCCTCGTCGAAGCGCCGCCAATCGCCCGAGCCTTTGCGCTTGCGCATGAACTCGCCGGAATCGAGCCCCCAGATCCACGTGTCTTTCTCGCCCGGTGCCGGTTGTCGCTGCGCGAAGCTCTTTTTGCGCTTGCCGTTCTCCTCCCACTGAAACCGGACGACCTGATAGATCAGCATCTCGTCGGCGTTCAGATAGTCGTAGGTCGCGGTTATTTCTCGCCGCGGCTTTGCCGCGCGCGGCGCGTTCGGGTGCTCGCTTTCCGGCAACGGCTGGGTGGACGAAAATCTCGGATCGTTTTCGAACTCGTCCGCATCAGGCGATTTAGCCCCGCGTGACGGGGCTTTCCCGGTGGACGAGTTTTTACCCGGAAGCGGCATTCCGGCCAGCTGCGCGCAGCGCTCGACTGCCGTCGGGAAATCACAACCCGTGATTTCCATCTCAAACTTGAAAATATCGCCGCCCTTTCCGGAGGCGAAATCCTTCCACAGATGCTTCCCGTCGTTGACCTTGAAGCTCGGAGTTTTTTCGTTCTGGAAGGGCGAAAGCGCGACATATTCCGCGCCTTCCTTCTTCAACTGCAGATGCTTGCCGACGACTTCGCTCACCGGCAGCCGGGAACGTAATTCGTCAAGAAACTGATCGGAGAAGCGGCTCACTCGAGCCCCCCGGCATGGCGTTTCATCTGCTGGACTTCCCCCGACTCAGGCCTTGAACCATTGCGTTTTCGGCTTCACGCCCGCAAGCCATCGCGCGCACGCGCTACGGCATAGTGGGGAAAACTCATCCTACGACTTGACGTTCGCGCTCGACGCACCCGTGCGTCGGATCGCTGCGCGCTCCTTCGCCTCGGCGGCGCATTTGATCTTATGCCCGTTCCGCGAGAGCGCCTGCAGATTGCCCGGCATCCAGAAGCTCAAGACGTCGGGCCATCGATATGCCTGCCAGTTATGATGCACTTTCCAAAGCGGGAAGATGTGATCGACCTCGGCATAAAAATAGGTCTGCTTCGGATCCCAATCGTAAGGCACGTGCAGGCTTTCGCCAGTGATCGCGCAGCGCCAATCCTGCCGCTGCGCGAGCCATCGGGCCAGGTTCTCGGCCCGCGTCATCGTGATCCACAAATCCGAGCAGCAGGCATGCCATGAATGGTTCGGGTGTCGGTTGCCGACATTCCGCCAGTGCCCGCCGCGGTAGATAGGCCAGCCGCACAGCGAGCACGTGCCCTCCGGCCGCTTGATCGCGTTCTTGCCGTGGCGGAAAGGGGCCGGCGGAATGCGGATCTGATTTTCCTGCCACTCCGCAACCGTGAATGACTTGTCGCCTGCCGGCTTCGTAAAATCGTATTTGCGCCGCGTGGCCTGCGAATAAATCCGCCAGTCCGTCGCGATATCGAGCTCACGGGCGGAAAGTCCACATAGCGCAAGGGCCGCGCGTTGCCCGAGGAGCTGGTGTTTGTTGAAGAATATCCGGGCGCTTTTCATCGATGCCGTCTTCGCGCGCGGCCGTTCGGCTTCAGCGGATCGAGAAGCGACCGCACGATCTCGGGCTCGAGCGTGTCTTCAAGATCAATTACTCGTTCGTCGACCAGGCGATCGACGCAGAACTTCTCGAGAATTTTCACGCCCCGGATATCGAGCGCCTTGTCATTCAGCGGTTTACCCGGGTTCTCGCGGGCAAGCCGACGGGCCAGCGAAGCGGCAGAAATCGGGAAAGGTAAATTATTGAGCGCCGCGCGGGTTTTCGGCCCGAGCTGATCGACTGCGGTCATCTCGTCCTCGGGCGTGCCGTGCTCGCGTGCCGCGCCGATAAGGCGCGCCGCGTTACCGATCGCTTGCGGCGGGGGTCGCATCCTCGGTCGGCTCCTGCGCTTTCTCCTCGCTCTCGATCAGCGCGATCCTCTTTTGCTCTTCGCGCTCAAGCAGCGTCGGGAATTCCGGCAGCGTGATCTTTTCCGCCGTGACCAATTTTCCGAATTTCTTTTCGCCGAACAGATCAACGAATTCAACCGTGCGCGCGAGACGCCGCAGCGCGGCCGCACGCCGCAATGCTTCCTCGCTGTAACCTTTCGATAGACCGGATTGAACGAGCGCAAGCTGCATGCGCTCAAGATCGTCGGCAATCATATACGCGACTGTGACGCACTCGGAGAGCGTCGGTTTCGCGCGTTTAGGCCGCTTCGGTTCTTGCTGGTTTTGCTTCATCGAGACGCCCGAGCAATTTCATGCCGCCATAGTATGCGATCAGAAGCGCCTCGGCCCGCTGGTGATCCTTCGCGCGTTCGAATAGCGCGGCATCATCCGGAAAAAGCAGAATTGCCCGCTGGCGGGATTCTTCCTTGTTGCGCGAAAGCCCGAGCGCCCGCTTCCACACGACCGGCTGGATGAACGGCAGCATCGGGATACGGCAACAGCCAACGATCCCCTCGAGCGCGCCAGCCGCCCGTCCGTAACGAAACATGCCCGAGACTCCGCCTTTCGGAAAAGCCTGCGCGTTTTCGATAATCGCGTGCGTCGGATGCGCGGCGAGAATCCAGTCTTGAGTCGCCGGCGCGTTAATCCGACGACTGGCACCTTCGCCGCTGGTTTTCGTATCGGTCGCGCACGAGGCAACCGGGCGGTTCGGGTCTGAAAAATCAACAACCCCGAGACCGCCATCGATCCCCGGGTCGATTCCCAGAATGCGCACCGGATTACTTCCCGGCCTTCGGGCCGGCCTTTTTGTTCTTCGCCCGCGCGGCGGCCAGATCCGTGACATTGCCTTCCATCACGGCAGCGGATTTTTTAACCGCCTCGGTAGACTTCTTCGCGGCGGCACGCAGCGGCTCAAGGCGACCGCCTTTCGGCGCCGCGTCGGTTTCTTCCTCATCGTCCGCGTCGAGCCCCGGCAGCTTCTCGGCCTTCATGTCGTCGACTTTGAGCTGCTCGCGATAATGATCGAAGTCCTCGAGGAAAAAAGCGAGCTTGACCGGGTCTTTTTCGCCGATGCGGCAAAGCTGCATCACCATCTTGAACGCGCCCGGGTTCAGATGTTTGTGCTCGGCCGCATCCTTGATCGCCTGGCCGAGCTGACCGCTGGCGCGCTGCGCGCGATCCCGGCAGGCCGTCGAGACCTTTACTAAATCCTTGAGAACGGCGAGCGGAGTGAGCCGGCGAATCGAATCTTTCTTTGCCATCGGTTCTCTCTGGGGGCTGAGTTGAAGGAAGGTCGGAAGCTATTTGTTCCGCCGTCGGATTGTCAAACACCATCGTGTCTGCTGTGAGGCCCGCCCCCCTGAAAGGGGGCGGGACACACAGACCTATCCGTCTGAGTTTCCGCGCGCGCGCGCGCGTTCATTATAACGGCCGGGCGTTTTTTCGGCACCGAAAGACGATTGTCCCCGGGTGTCCCTCGGGATTGTCCCCCGATTGTCCCTCCGAATTGTCCCTACTGTCCCCGGGGATTTATCCCCACTATTATTTTTCGGGACTTGCAATTTGTTGCAAGCCCTTTCTAACGTGACGCGGTGCGTCGCGCGCTGCGTTGTCGCCGAACCGATGGAGCCATCATGAGAATTTACCGCGCGGAGCCGCAAGTCGGCGGCTCGCTTGTTACCGTAAGGCTTGCCGGGAGCGCGCAGTTTCCAGAAACCGAGCCTCGGCGGCTGAATATGCGCCGTGACCTCGCGGATTACCTGATCCCGAGTCGGCAAATTGCCCTTGCGATTCTCTGTGATGCGCTCAGCGACGAGCTTCGCGCGCTCAGCTATGCGGCTGACTTCGACCGCCGGGTGATCCGGCGCTTCGACCCTGCGCGCCCGTGGGAGCTGAACAGCGATGCGGTTCGGCGGGAATGCATCAATATCGATATCGCGCGTCAAACGCCGCTAACGCCGCCCGACAACGAAAACCTCTCGCACGAGGAGCGCGTCGCGCGCGTCGTCTCGGGCCTCCGGATGCTGCTCGAGACTTACCCGCTCGAGGGCGCGCTTCCGGTCGTCCGATCAGAGCTTGAGCTGCTGCTCTCCGAATTCGCCAGCCCGCCGACGCCCGCGATGGCGGCGGAACATTCTGGGCTCGAGCGCGAAATCGCCGCCGGGCTCGCGAACCTTGCGCAAGAGGCTGGCATCACCGAGTCGTCGAAAACAAAAACCTGAATGGAGAAACCGATGGGACTTTTGAATCGCTGGCGGAAGCCCCGCCAGCCAAGGTTCGAAATCACGACGGACACCGAGCATCGCTTAATTACGCTCGAGAATCTGCGTGCCGCGTGGGAGCTAAAGAAACTGCTCGACGCAACGACCGAGCGCCTAGTGGAGCTTTATGCTTACGACACCCCGCAGGAAAAGCAGATCATCGCGATCAGCCTCAAGACGAATGAGGTTCTCACGCAGCGTGAACTCGTCGCTGCGGTCATCGACGCGACGCGCAAATGCTGGGTCGACTATGCGTCTCAATTGCGGAAGCTCGGCATCGATCCCGGGCTAATGCCCGCACCGCTATGCGGCAGCGGCGGAACCGCGCCGATGTTTAACGGCTGGGGCGGTGCCGGCGGCTCGGGAGGAGCGCAATCGTTCCACAAGTCCCCAGCTACGACCGTTGTGCACGGACAAGGAGGAAAGCACCCATGAAGGTAATCGCTTTAGTTGCCGAGAATGTAAAAAAGCTGCGCGCGGTCGAGATCCTGCCGACGGACAATCTCGTGAAGATTTCCGGCGCGAACGGAGCGGGCAAAAGCTCCGTGCTCGACGCGTTGTGGTGGGGCTTCGCAGGCAAGAGCGCGATGGATCCCCAGCCGATCCGCGAGGGCGAGAAGAAGGCAATAATCCGGATCGAGCTTGACGACTTGATCATCACGCGGACGATCAGCCGCAAAAACGCGCAAGACGTCCATTTTACGACCGGCATCAAGGTCGAGAAACGCGATGGATCGGAATATCAAAAACCGCAGTTCGTCATCGACGGGCTACTCGGTCGCTTCACTTTCGACCCTATGGAATTTCTTCACCTGAAGCCCGACGAGCAGTTCGAGGCGCTGAAAGCCCTCGTGCCTGGCTTTGACTTCGCGGCATCCGCAGCAGCCGACAAAACGGATTTCGCGAAGCGAACGGACGAGAACCGCGAGGCGAAGCGATACCGGACGCTTGCGGACGGCATCTCGCTGCCGGCGGGTTCGCTCAAGCTCGAGCGCGTTGACGTCAGTGATCTAACGAGGCGCATCGGTGAAGCCGCGCAAATGAACGACGATATCGCGCACGAGAAAAGGCAAAAGGAAAAGCTATTAACCGATGCCGAAGAAGCCGCCGACGAGATCGAGCGCCTCGAAGCCAGAATCGGTCTGCTGCGCAAGCAGGTCGTCGAGGCCGAAGAAGCCGCCGCGGCGATCACCGTGCGGGCACCCATCGACGTCGCGGAGCTTTCCGCACAGTTGCAGCAGGCCGACGAAACAAATCGGGTCGTCGAATTGCGGGAAACGAAACACAACCACGAGGCGGAGGCGCAAAAGCACGAAGAAGAAGCCGAGCGGCTCACGCGCGAGATGGAAACCCGCCGGCAGGAACGCGAAGCCGCGATCTCAAAAGCGAAAATGCCGGTGAAAGGGCTCGGCTTCGGCGACGGCGAGGTATTGCTGAACGGTCACCCGTTCAAGCAAGGAAGCGACGCGGAGAAGCTGCGCGCCAGCATGGGGATCGCGATGGCGCTCAATCCGGAAATCCGGATCGTGCGCGTGCGAGAGGGATCGTTACTGGACGAGAATTCGCTCGAGCTGGTGCGCTCGATGGCAGCCGAGCGGGACTATCAGGTCTGGCTGGAGCTGGTCGACACGAGCGGCAAGGTCGGATTCGTGATCGAGGATGGCGAGATCGTCTCGGAAGAAAAGCCCCAGAAAGGAAAATCCAATGGATAAACCGGAGTTCGACGCGCAAGCGTACATCGAGAAGATCACCCGCGAAGCCCAGCCGGATTCCGCGAGCAAGCGGATCGACCGAAACTTGCAGCTTCTCGCGCGTGACCTCGACGCGATCCTGACCCGGATCGCCGGCCGACGGGTTGCCTTCAGCCTCGTCGTGCACACGAATGTTCCGCAGTACGTCTCGAACACAACGGATCGCGAGGGCGTCTCGAAAACCTTCCTGACCTTCGTCGAGAAGTGGAAGGAGCAGGGCGGCCGAACGATCGCAACCTTCGATAACCTCGGGAGGAAAAACTGATGCTGACAGACGCTCAAATCGCTCGGCTGACCGAGCTAAAAAAAGATATCGATCTGCACGGATCGCTCGACGGCCAGCAGATGACTTCGCGAGACGGCATGATGTGCGCGAAGGTCATCGGCGAACTTATCGGCATCGCGCTCTCGACTGCCCGCCCGACGAAAGCGAAGAAACGCTGATGCCGAAAAAATATGTCTCGAGAATCGACGCGCACGTCGGCAAGCGATTCAAATTCCGCCGGCGAGAGCTGGGGCTCTCCTGCCAGAATATCGCGGATCGCATCGATACCTCGTGCCAGTTCGTTCAGCAGATCGAAAAGGGCACAAGCTCGCTTAGCAGCACGCGCATGTATCAGATCGCCGATCTGATGCGCGTGGATGCGAACTATTTTTTTTCCGGGTTGCCGGCCGGCATCCGGATTGTTTCCACGCGCCGCAGGAAAGGAACGAAAGATGCAAGTCACCAAAACGTCGACGTGGAGCGGCGAAACCCGCACGTATGAAATCCCATGTCTCGACGAGCAAAAGATCGAGCTGATCCGCAAGCGCGGGATCGACCCGCAGAAATTCGGGTGCAATCCCGCGCAGGCGCGTTTCGTTCTCACGGGCATCACGCCCGAGGAGGCGAGGCAAATGGAGGATGGAATTTCCGGCACCGGACTCGGGCTCGTCCCCCCGAGCCCGAAGCCTAAAAATCAATCGGACGATGGAGAACTCTGATGGCTGAAACGATCAAGAACGCGAAAAAATATTACGCGGGGCGCGAGCCCGGAATTTATTTCAATCTTTCGAACAAGGACTATCACCTAGACCCGGCGCTGGGGTCGACCGATCTGCGCGCCGCTGTGCGCGGCGCCGGGGTCTATTGGTGGAATAGCTACATGAACCCGATGCGGCCGCCGGTCGAAAAGAAAAAAACCGATGCGCTGCTCTACGGCGACGCGACGCACAAGTGCATCCTCGAGGGCGTCGAGGCTTTCAAAAAAGTCTACAAGCGCCGTCCGGATGACGCGCCCGAGGCCTCGCCGGCAGACAAGGGCGCGGCGACGAAGCGTTTCAAATCGAAGCTCATGAAGGGCGAGGAAATGCTGCACGGTGAGGACTTCGACTCCGTGATGCTCACCGGCCAGATGATCCGCGCGAACCCGGAGCTTCAAACGGCATTCGAAGGCGGGGTTTCCGAACTCGCGATCTTCTGGCGCGAGGGGCCGTTTATGCTCAAGATCAAGATCGACAAGCTGAAGCCGAAAGGCCTTGGCGATCTCAAGACGATCGCCAATCAGATGAAGCGCGATCTCGAGGAGGCGTGCCGCCTCGAATTCTGCTTCCGCCGGCATGACATGCAAGCGCTCCACTATCTCGACGGTGCTGCCCGTATCCCGGACTTGCTCGCGGCGGGGAAGATTTTCGGGGAACCGAACGATTCCGATATGGATGTGCTGCACAAATTTTGCAAACACAACCAGCACGCCTTTCAGTTTGTCTATTTCCAGAGCGAGGGCGTCCCCGAGACTTTCTCGACGTACCTCTCGCCCGACAACCCGATCTTCGAATTCAGCCGCCGGGATCTGGACGACGGAAAGGAACGCTTTCGCATCGCTATGGAGCGATGGGGCGAAGAAACGATGTGGCTCACGACCCGGAAAGTTCGCGAGCTGCAGATCGACGACCTGCCGCCGAGCTTCGCTCGCAAATCGATCGACGCCTAACCCCTGACGCCACTCAAAGGAAAAACAAAATGGAAGATCACCCGAATGCACCTGGCAGCGACGATCGCAATCCGTCGCAGCGTTTTGCCGAACTCGAGGCACTGGACAATATCCGCAACGAGGGCGGCCAGTCTCTCGTCGCCCCGATGAATTCGCCGGCCGAGCGCATCTTCGGCGCCCAGCCGGTCGCGGTGAAACGCCGCGTGCCCGAAATTATGTCGACGCTAAAAGCTCTCGCTTCGGCAGCCGGGAGCGAGTGGTATTACCGTTTCCCGGTAAATAAAAAGCAGCGCGACGGTAGCCGCAAGCAGGAATGGATCGAGGGCCCGAGCATCAAGCTGGCGAATGATCTCGCCCGCAGTTACGGAAATTGCGACGTCGATGTGCGCGTCGTTCTGCAGGGCAACCGCTGGATTTTTTATGCCCGCTTCCTCGATATCGAGACCGGCTATTCGCTCACCCGGCCGTTCCAGCAGCGGATGGGACAAAGCTCGATGCGGACGTCGAGCGACCGGCAGGAAGATATCGCGTTTCAGATCGGTGCCTCGAAAGCGATCCGGAACGTGGTGTGCAATGCGCTGCAGACCTTCGCGGATTATGCCTTTCAGGAAGCGAAGAACTCGCTGGTGAATGAAATCGGTAAAGACCTTCCGAAATGGCGTGACCGCGTAAAGAAAGGGCTCGAGCGCGATAAGGTTGATCAGCATCGCGTCGAGAAAGAGTTCGGTCGGGCGATTGCGGATTGGGACGCGGCCGACGTTGCGCGTCTTGTCGCAATCGGAAAAGCGGTCTCGGACGGCATCACGACGTGGGACGAGAGCTTCCCGCCGGAAGGCGGTCAGCAGGCCAGCGGCGGAAGCCCGCTCTCGGACGACGAGGGTGAGACCGAACCGAAGGCCGAAACAAAAACCGCCGCGGCGGAGAAGAAAGAACCCGAACCCGCGCGCGATGAAAAGCAAGCCGAGCCTGCGGCCAAGGAAGCGAACACCGCCCCGGTGGCATCAAGCGGGCCGCCGAAAACGCGCGAGGATTATCTCGTGCATGCAGTAAGCTGGATCGAGGCGTGCACGAGCGCCGCGCAGGTCGATCAGAAGTGGAAAGAAGAACGAGACATTCGCCCGTCGGTCGGCCTCACGGAAGATGACCTCGATGATCTGAAGGAAGCGCGCGAGAAACGCAAAAAGGCACTGAAGGCGACCGCGTGATGCTCATTCGGGTCGTCGATTTTGAAACCACCGGTCTCGAGCCGCCCGCCGCGGCGGTCTGCGAGATCGGGTGGTGTGACGTTACGCGCGAGGGCTTCGACTGGTTTGCCGGGAAGCCCTCGTCGTTTCTTTGCGATCCCCGCCGGCCGATGCCGGCGGAGGTTCGCGCCGTTCACCATATCTCGGACGCGGAGCTGCTCGGCCAGGTAACGAGCGAAGAAGGGCTCGCGCGCTTTGCCGGCCAGCAGCCGACGCCCGACTATTACTGCGCATGCAACGCTCCTTTCGAACAGAAATTTTTCTGCCCGGACGGCAGCAAGTGGCTCGATACATATCGGAGCGCAAAGCACGCCTATCCGGAGAACGAGGCCGGCTTCGGAAATCAGACGATGCGCTACTGGCTCGGGCTCGAGCTGGATCCGGTTCTCGCCGACCCGCCGCACCGCGCGGGCCCGGATGCTTACGTCACGGCCGAGGTTCTCGCGCACATGCTGAATAACGGATTTGACGTCGAGCAGCTGCACGCATGGTCGACGCAACCCCTCATCCTCAAAATCTGCAATCTCAAAAAATACAAAGGGATGCCTTGGAGCGAAGTGCCCCGCGATTATCTCGATTGGATTCTTCGACAACCGCCGACCGATTGGGATCCGGATATTCTGCACACGGCGAGACACTATCGGGGCGGCGGCGCGCAGCCGACGATGCTCTGATGGAATTCAGCCCGCAACAGCAGAAGGCGATCGACGCCGTGATGCAGTGGATCGCCGACCCGGGCGACAATCAGGTATTCCGGCTCTTCGGCTACGCGGGCACCGGTAAGACGACGCTCGCAAAATATATCGCGAGCCGCGTCGAGGAGGAGCATGGGGGCGATGTTCTGTTCGGGGCTTTCACCGGGAAAGCCGCGCTCGTGCTGCAGCGGAAGGGGTGCGAAGGCGCATCGACGCTGCATTCGCTGATCTACAACGTGAAGGAAGGCGACGACGGCCCGGTCTTTGTCCGGAATCGGGAATCGCCGCTTGCCGAAGCGACGCTTTTGATCGTCGACGAATGCAGCATGGTTGCGGAAGAACTCGGCGAGGACGTCCTGTCGTTCGAGACGCCCGTGCTTGTGCTCGGGGATCCCGCGCAGTTGCCGCCCGTGAGTGGCGCGGGCTTTTTCACGCACGAGGAGAAAGGCAAAAACAATATCGTGGCGATCACGCCCGACGTCATGCTGACGGAAATCCACCGGCAGGCCCGGGACAATCCGATCATCGCGCTTGCGACCGAGGTACGCCTCGGTCGTCGCTTAAAGCCCGGACGCTACGGTGAGTCCGAGGTACGAGACCGACCGCTTTCGCGTGAGATCGTTCTCCGCGCGGATCAATTAATCGTCGGGAAGAACGCGACCCGCAACGTATCGAACCGAAAATATCGCAAGCTGCTGAAACGTGAGAGCTGGCATCCGGTCGAGGGTGATCGGCTGGTGTGCCTTCAAAATAAAAAAGACCTCGGGTTGCTAAACGGCGGTCTTTGGGAATGCGTAGAGCTTGGCGATTATTCGGCAAACGAGACTATCGAGATGGAAATTAAATCGCTCGACTTCGATGCGCCGAATATCGAGGTTCAGGCGCTCTCGGGTTATTTCCAGTCGACGAGTTTCAAGCCCGAAGCCTGGCAGTTCCGCCGCTTCTCGCATTTCGATTTTGGTTACGCGCTGACCTGCCATAAAGCGCAGGGCTCGCAGTGGGACGACGTCGCGATCATCGACGAGTCCGGGGTGTTCCGCGAGGACGCGGAGCGCTGGCTCTACACCGCGATCACGCGCGCGGCCGTCCGCGTCACAATCGCGAGGGCCTCGTGAGCCGCCGCCCGAGGGCGCAAGCCTGCTTTGTGGCGAGCCAGTGCCCGCCAGACGAGGCGGAGATTTACACAAAATTCCGCGATGTGGTGCTCGGTGCACATTGCGGTGACAAACGACCGAGCCATAAATGCTGCGGCAAGATCATCCTCGAGCGCTCGACCATCACGCTCTCGTGCCCGCTTTGCGGCGATTGCCGGCAGCTCGTCGAAACCAACACGGGGAAGAAGCCATGAACGACGCCTTTCCGCTCCGCTGGCCTGACGGCTGGCCGCGAACTGCCGAAGCCGCACGCGCGAACACCGCACCCTTCAAGGCCGCGGCGGAGAAGACCCGCCGGGAAATCCTGGCCGAGCTTCGCCGCATGCACGCGACGAACGTAGTTGTGAACAGCAACGTGCCGATCCGAAACGATGGCATGCCTTACGCGGACGCGGCGAAGCGCCGGATTCACGACCCGGGTGTCGCGCTGTATTTCACGCTCAAGGGACGTCAGCTCGTGATGGCTCGCGACAAATACTGGCGGCCCGAGGACAATCTGCGCTCGCTCTATCTGACGATCGTCGGCCTGCGGGCGATCGAGCGGCACGGCGGCGCTACGATGATGGAACGCGCGTTCTCCGGTTTCGCTTCGCTCCCGCCGCCTCCCGGCGGCACGAGCGGACCCGAGAAACGCGACTGGCGGGTCGTGCTCGGTTTCGAGCCGAGCGAACGACCGACTCGGGACGACGTTCAGACGGCTTTTCGCCGCATGGCTCGCGACGCGCACCCGGACGCCGGCGGCTCGGATGAACGCATGCAAGAATTGAACGTGGCTCGAGACGAGGCGCTTGAAGCGCTCGCATAGGAGGAAACGATGAACAACGGCCCGATCATGACCCCGAGAGGAACGCGCCCGCACCTTCCCTCTCACGATGAGATGCTTCGCCGGCTTAGCCGCCGGCCACCCGAACCGAACGTCGAAGCGCCTCGGCCGAATACCGTGCCGCCCTCTGCCCGCCCTCGCGAAGCGGCGGCTCCCCGGCCGCGGCCAACGGAGGAACGCGAGATCATGGCGCAAAGCATCGCGATCTATGACAAGACCGTCGAGGAACGCGATTTCTATAAACGCGTCTCTCGCGATCAGGAGACCGAACTGCGGCTGCTCCGCTCGCGTCTCGAAACCCTCGAGGCGGACAAGCGCGAGACCGAGCGCGAGCGCGATCTAGCCCGCGACCAAGCGACGGGTATGATCGAGAACGTCGGTAGCGCGGCGCTGATTTTGTCCCGGGCTGTCGATGCGTATCAGCGCCCGAGCCCGCCGCAGGGCAATATGCGCCTTAAAGACCTAATGAGTCGGGCGGAGGAGGATCAGGGAGCCGCCAGAACGGTCGGGCGCTATGTCGCGGGCCAGGAGCCCCCGGCATCGCCTAGCGAGCCCCCTCTGACTGAAACTGGCCCGATTCCCGAGCGAGTAGAGGGCAGCATGGACACGATTGCCGCCGACATGGCCGAGCTTTTGAGCGAGCAGCCCGATGTGGCGGAAACGCCACACGCATCGGCGGATCGGCAGGTGCGCTTCGAACGATAGGTTGATTTCCCGGCACGCCCGGGGATCATCCCGCCACGGCCGCGTCCGACCGGTCGCTGAGCTCAGCGTCGGACTATTACTTCCTAGGAGAACTTCAAAATGAAACGATTGTTTTTTATCGGAGGCTTTGCCGCGGTACTCGCGGCGTCGATTACCGCTTCGGCTTTCTCGGCGCAGGCCGCCGACAAGGCTCCGGTTTACGCTGCGCGCGAAAAGGCGGCTGCGATCTTCAACTGGACGGGTTTCTACGTTGGCGCGCAAGTCGGCTATGACCGGGACAAATTCTCGTCCTCGGGCTTGTCCGATCAGCCGGCGGGCTTCACCGCAGGCGTGCATGCGGGCTACCGGTATCAGCTCGAGAACAATCTCGTGCTTGGTATCGAGGCCGATGTATCGGCTGGCGACGTGAGCAGCAATACGCTCACGGTGGTCAACGATGCGGCAAAGCTCTGGGGCAGCGTGCGCGGCACCCTCGGCTATTCGTTCCTCGGCTTCATGCCCTACGCGACGGCCGGGTGGGCTTGGCAGCGCGGCGAGATCAGCCTGCTCGGCTTCAAGGACGAACAGATGCACAGCGGCTGGGTTTATGGCGCTGGCATCGCGGCACCGATCACGACGCATTTGATCGCGAGCGTCGAGTGGCTGCATTACGACCTCAGCAACGCGACTTATACGATCCCGTTCGGGAGCGCGAGCGTCGATAGCCGCAAAGACACCTACATGGCGAAGCTGGCGTATAAGTTCTAATCGCCGCTTCACGTGAAACGAGAAAGCCCCGGGTCATCCCCGGGGCTTTTTTTATGCCGAGAAGAAAAAGGGCCACCGGGAAACCGGTGGCCCAAGTCTAGGGAGGAAACGCCCAAGGAGGGCGGGCACTGACGCCAATCAAGCGCCCGCCTCCGGGTAACACGCCGCGCGGTGATTCGGGAATCAGGATTTCGGCTCGTCGTCTCCGCCGGGAAACTCGCCGACAAAACTCCCCTCTACCCGAGGCCTGAACTTCGGCGCGTCCTCGAAAATACCCCGGCGCCGCATATACGCGAACAGCTCCGCGAGGTAATCGCGCAACTCGCCTAGCTCTTCCTTCATCGTGTCGACGGTGTTTTGCAGCTCGGCCTTTTCCTGCACGTCATCCTCGTGCTGCTTGCGCAGCTCGCGGAGCAACGTGCGATTTTCCTCGAGGAGCAGCTTGAGGCTCTCGTTCACAGTCGACGCCATGTCGATGCGGTTTTTGCCTCGGTCTTTCCGGAGCCCAAAAACCCCTGTCACGACCGAGATCAGCACCGCGCCGACTGCTGTCCAGAACGCGGGATCCATACTCCGGATCCTCAGTTCTTTTGCTTGAGCTTGTCGATCTTGCGCCCGAGCCACGAGCGCTTCGGTTTTGCCGCCGGCTGGCTGGCCGGCGCTGCGAAAGTAACGCCCGAGAACGAAGTGCCAGCGAAAGCCCCGCGCACGACCTGCTGGCAGCCACGGGTATCGTAAAGGCGCGCATTCGCCTCTAGAAAAGCCTGCTTGTACCGGCCAGCGATCAGCCACGGGTCGTCCGTATCTGCGAACTTCGGTTCGCCCACCTGCTCGGCCAAATCCTCGCAGTCGCTCGGGGCTTGCACGGTCGAGGGCGCGAGAGGCTTTTCAACGACCGAGTTCCCGCAATTTACGAGCATCGGCAGGAGAAGCACAAGCGCCGCCTGGCTTGAAACCCTTTTCATAGTCGTCGACCTTCCGCTGCAGCTCGAGAGATCGATTACGGGCTTGCTCGAGCAATCGTTGTTTTTCTGCGGACGTCGTCTTCTGCACCTTAAGCTGAAGCTCGAGCCCGTTCACTTTCTGGATTGACGCACGCGCGTTGCACTGTTCGACCTGAAAGTCTCGGGTTTTAAGAAACACCAGCCCGATGATTCCTACTGCCAGAATCAAAGGTACTGGAATAGTCGCAATCGACCATAGAGCTTTTAGGATGTTGAGCGGGGTCATAGCTTTAGGTTCGTCCCGTCCTGATGTTCCTTGAGCCGCTTCCACGCGATGCGAACGCTGTAATAGATGAAGCCCGCGCCGGCGAGAAGAACGATCACCCACGCGTAGTTCACGAAGAACTGCACGCCGCGCTGCAGGATATCGATCGTCTCATGCACGCCGCCGAATTTGTCCGTGACCTGCTTCGCCTTATCGAGCGCACCCGTCTGATCCGCGCCCATAAACAGGCCGCCCCCGAATAGCCACTTACCCCAGCCCTTCAGCTTATCCGTGAACGTGATGGTCTCGCTGCCCTTTTCGCGCAGATCCTTGACGGTCGCCTCGGCGCGCTTCTCGCTCACGGGTGGCGGCAGCGCGACGTCGAGCGCGCGCTCAGTCGCCTCGTCGACGATACCGGTCACCGGCAACCCGGAATCCGCCTGCAACGCCATCGTGGCGTTGCGCGTATTCACCCCGAAGTCGCCGTCCGGATCGCCGACGTAATACGCACCGCCGATCTCGTTGAGCTTCTGCTGGTACGCTTTCACGCGCCAGCCCTTCGAGCCTATCCCGATGGTTCCAGCCGGGATATGCGGAGCCGGGTTAATCGGCGTGGTCTTTTTCGATTCCGGCACCTTCGCGTCCGAGGGCTCGGTCGGCGCCGACGCGAGTGGATTGATCTTCTGCACGACGGTCGAGATTACGCCGGCCGGCAGCGGTTCGATATTGCTCCAGCGCGCGCCCAGCAGGCGCGACCGCGGCATTCGAATGATGGAGATTGAGTTCGCCTGGTTGCCGCCGATCACGAGGAGCGCATCGCCCTGATCTTCGACGAGGCACGCGACGTGCCCCTGCGAAGGATCGGAGCCGCGGCTGAACACACATACGGCACCGCGCGGCAGCTTCTTTTTCGTCTCAAGCGGTATCCCCCACTTGAGCCAAGAGCGCGCCATCAGGCTATCGGTCGGCTCTTCGCCGGCGTCGACCATTTCGGCATTCATCGCGGCGGAGCACCACGCGACCGCATCGTCGCGAATTTCCGGATGCCCGGCTTTCGCGTACATCTCGACGATGCGCGGATTGCTGCCCGGGCCAGCAACCTCGCGAACCCCGAGATCGGCATAGAAGTTCTTGAGCCAAAGCGGATCGCTTGCGAGTGCCGGCATGTGCTTCCCCCCTGAGCGCTTCGTCCTTTTATGCCGAAGCACGTCAGCCGCACAAGCAGCCTTTTAGATGCCGTCGAAAACCGTCACGATGCACTTGCCGTCCGCACCGCGCGCGCCATCCGCATTCAGGCCAGCGCCGCCGCCGCCGCCGGGCTGCGTGCCGGCTTGCGGAGAGTTGCCACCATTCCCGCCACGACCGCCGAACTCGGAAGTCCCGCCCTGGCTGCCGCCGGTCGTGGCCGCGCCGCCCGCGCCGCCGCCGCCGATTGCCCGACCGCCGTTCGCATTCGACGGACAACCCGCGCCGGTAAACACATCCGTTGCGTCGCCCCAAGCGCCACCGCCCACCGCGTAGAGACCGCCGCCGTTCGAAACGCCCCCGCTATTGCCGCCGCCACCGCCGTAAGCCGTGATCTTATTGCCAAATGTTGAATTCCCGCCGTTGCTGCCATTCCCGGTGCTGCCGGTTCGCGGCGCACCGCCCTGGCCGATCGTCACGCTCTCGGTCGCGGCGAGATCGGAAAGCGGTATCCAGCGTTCGCGGTAAGCCCCGCCGGCGCCGCCCGTGGCGAGACCTTGCGTGCCAGTGCCACGGGCACCACCGCCGGCGCCGCCCCAGATCTGAATCAGCACATAGGCTTTCGCGCTGAAACCGGTCGGCTTCGTCCAAGTGCCGCTCGCGAGAAATACTTGCTGATCTGCCGGCTTGGCTTTCAGGGTGGTCGGCGACGTCACGATTGTTGAAAGGATTCGCAGGCTCGTGCCGTCGTGAACCATTTTATAGATGCCGCCGACGACGAATTCACCGCCCGCGAGAGAGACACCTTCGGCGGTTTTGCACTCGAGCGGTGCCGCGCTGCCAATCGTAAAAAAAACCGGCCCGGGATTCTGCGCTGCCGGCTGATACCAAAACGCCATGCCGCGAATGAGCGCCGACAAAGTCGGCGTTACGCCGGCCGCGATATCGCCGTTTGAATCCGCGACCGGGTTTTCCAGCCAGAGAGCCGAGGCGTCATAGAGCCGCGCGACCGAAGCCGAAACCTTGTTCGTGTAATCGCCTTCACCCTGTTCGTTGGCTGGCGGCCCGGCTTCCGGGCACGGGAGAATGCGCTGAGGAATCGTCGTCATTACGGGGCCTCATAACCTTCGGGGAAAGGAGCCCGCGCGAGATAGCCCGCGCGATACGAAAAGAATTCTGCGGTGCCCTGCGAGGTATGGCCCGTGAAGGGGATCCACAAACCGCCGTAACCCTGATCGGGCCCGAGACTATCTTGCCGCGCGATCATCCACTCGTCGGGCTCCGGATCACCGAAGGCCCACGCCTTCGCGTATGTCCAGTCGCTAGCATATTTCATGCGCAGCCAATAGCGAGAGTTCGCCCGCCAGTTAAACGGCGCGGTCGTCCACAGGCCGCCGTTAAGACCAACGCGGCCGAGGTTCAGCGTGCGCCCGTATGTGCGCTGCACCGGGCTCGGAGAACCTGCTTGCTCGAGCTGCGGCATGCCGATCCGAAGGACAAAATCGAAGCTCTGGCCATTCGACCAGCTAAAGCCGAAATCGAGATAGACCGCGGCCGCGCTCGGGTTTGTGATCTGCCCTGCGAACCCATAGCGGGTCAGCTTATCGGTCAGCGCATCATGAAGGCTTACGCCCCCGAGACCCTGAAGCCACGCCCCGCTAGAATTGGCAGCTTCGGCCGCGAGATATGAAAAATTAGGAGCGCCGAACCCGCCGGCGACAAGTTTCAAATACGCGGAGCCGATCCACGTTTGCCCGTTCGCCGCCGGAATGCTGTTGAATTTTGTAAAGGCAAACGAGGTTCGCTGATCCGATCCGCCTCCGCTCGTCGTGCCGAAGAAGCGAACATCGATGTAGTCGACGCCGGCTTCCTGCCCGGTGCCGACAATCTCGCGACTGTAGCCGTTATACCCGCTAAGGTCAGTCCAGAAATCCGGCAGAACGCCCGGGGCGCCCGCGACGGCGCCGATCATCGAGTTGTTCTCGACCCAATTCGGGTTTCCGAGAAGGAAGCAAAGCGCGGCCGTCGGCTTGGCGCGATCCGTGGTGCCCCGAAGAATCGCGCCGATATTCTGCACTTGATAGGTTTCGGATGCGCCGGTCTTCATAAGCAGCAGGGCTTCGCCATTCGTCACGGTGCCGATTTCGTCGAGCGCCAGTCCGCCGTCGTCCGTATTGACGCCGCCGGTGAAAGACAGGCGCTGCCCGCTGAAGGCCGTCGGATCGGCGTCGATGCTATAGTTCGGAGCGGTGCTTGGCTTTTTCGTCCAGCCGGCCGGCGTGCCTGCCCCGGCAGCGGTCTCGCTGAAATCCCGTGTGATCGCCGCGTCGCCGAAAAGCCCGTTGCCTTCATCGACCGCCTCGATCGTCGCTTTTAAGTCGCCGCGCGGCGTGATCTTTGTGATGATCACGCGCCGATGCTCCGTCCCGAGGATGCCAGTGGTCGCGAGAACGTCCCGCGCAATCTTTCGATCCGGGTCGCTTACCGGCGTATTGAACGTAAGCAGAGTCCGGCGCTCACCGGAATTGTTCGTGTCGGTTTCAGGCGTGACCTCGGTGATCAGATGTGAGCCGCCGCCGCGCAGACGGAGCGAAACGCCCATCCGCCCGGGCGCAAAATATTTGTCGTCGCTTTCGGAAAAATATCGATCCGTCGCCGCGAAGTAATCGCCGCCGCTCGGGAAAGGAACCTCGGAGTCCAGCATCACGCCGGTCACGAGATTCTCGTCCAGATTATATCGGAAGACCTCGCGCACCCACGCGAAGCCTCCGAAGCGGGCGAGCATATCGGATTGCAGCCCGACGAGATCGCCTCGGATAGCGATCATCGTGTCCCAGCCGGCCTGATATTTATACGTCACCGGTCGGTAGTCAGGCTGCGCCTGGTCGAAATCCGCCCGCGCGAGCCCCGCGACTTTGTCGACGGTCGCCGGATAGGTGTACGCCTCGAATTTAGAGGCGTCGTCCTCCGTGCGGCCGCGCCGCGGCACGATGAGCTCGTCCTCAATGTAGTCATTCGTCCGATCATAAAATTTGATCCGGAAGGCATCCGGGCGATCCGGGAAAATTTTATTGATCGTCAGGTTGTCGCTGTTCAGTGGCGTGAAGGTCTGGATCACGCCTTCGCCCGAGCGGTCGCGGTCGATGACCACGCCCCAGAGATCGGACTGCCGGGGACGGGCAAAGCCGCAACCCGCGAGCAATTCGAGAACCTCCGAACCCGCGCGGCCGTCGCAAACTAGGTCGGCCTTGTAATTGTTCGCAAGGCATCGCTCACGCCACGCGAGGATGCTCGAAAGCGACACCATATCCGGGCTGAGCCGCCGCCGATTCAGGTCGCCGGTCAGCACATCGTAATAATGCGGTGCCGGGCAAGAGGTCGTTTTCCAGTCCGACCACTGTTGCTGCTCGGCATTCCAGTCTCGGACGTAGCCGCTCGCCTCGATGGAGATTTGACCGAGGCTTCGGTTCTTCGCGCGAATCGCGATCAGCGCATCGCCCCGCCCCGGGATCGGATGGTCGTTCCAGATCGCGGAGACGCGCTCAAGGTCGCAGCGGTGTCGGACGCCGTTATATTTTCGAACAACGCCATACGAGCCCGAGCTTGTACCGATGTAGCTGAAAAAATCGAATTGGTGAGAATCATACAGATGGGTCGAGTCCTCCATCAGCGAGTCCGAATAGATCGTGCCCTTCTTGATCTGTATCTCGTACTTGCCCTTCGGGAAGTTCGCCTCGTCGAGATAGAACGTGGCCGCGTCGCGGGTGAGCGCGACATTGCGAACGTTCGTCGAGGAGGCATTCGTGTGGTTCAAATAGTCGTTGAATGCGCCGGCAGAAAAGCGCGGGTGCGCGTCCCAGTTATCGGTCGCGAGCGCGCCATTCGACCCGCCGTAAGAGAACGTGCCCGCAACCTGCCCGGCCACCCACTTATACGCGAGATAGAAGGAATCGTTTTGGATCGGCGTCGGGATGCTCGCGGGGTCGCCCCAGACAATCTCCACCACCTTCTTGAAGGGCGACGCGTTATTCGTCCGAAGGTGAAATTCGGGGAAATTTCGCCAATCCTGATCGGAGCCGCCCTGCGGCCGGATGCGCATCCGGAAGGGAACACAGAGGATCGCGTTCGGGGAGTTTTGATCAAGCAGCCCCTCTTGAAACGCCAGCACGAGCACGATCTTGTCGCACGCACCGCGGCTCAACACCGTGTGCCAGTCGGTGATCGAGTTTAGAGGCGTTTCCTGATCCTGAAGCAGAATCCAGTCGCCATCACCAGTTTGATCAATGGTCGGCGGCCCGAGGAGCGCACTCGTGCCGTCGGTAAACGTCTGGCGGTTGATCAACGTGATCGGCGGGTCGTCTGGCCAGCCTTCCCGCATCTCGACTTGGAAGTCCTCGGACTCTTCCACGAGCACGTTACCAGCGCGCAGCTTTTCCAGCTTATGCGGGCCCGAAAGCGCGAAGATTGTTTCGATCCACTCATCCTTTCCGTCAAGCTCGATATACGGATAAACCACCGACGGCGGGTAAAGCCGCCGCGTGCCGAGCACGCGCGGCACCGTCCCGCCCTTCTCGAGAACGTTGTTCTGAAGTGATGACGGCTCCTGGCCGGAATCGGAATTTTGCCCGCTCGCATTCGACTGGCTCGGCGGTCGCGAAAGGCTGCTAATCAGCAGCGACCCGCCGAGCGCAATGCCGCCGGCCAGCGCAGCCGCGCCGAACGTACCGGCCGCAAATTGCGCGCCGAGAATGAACTCCGCACCGCCCGCCCCGACGCCGGCGGTCACAACCGTGAGGGCGATCGCCGCGATGATCGCAAGAGTTTGGCTGCCTTTCCGGAGTGGAGCAGGGTGCAGCGTAACGCTGATCTGGCCGTCGGGCCGCAACTTCGGCCGCGCGATATTCCACACGCTGCGCGGAATTTCGACCCCGTCGACGCACACCCGGCCGCCGCTGTGAAAGCTGAGCGGTAGCTGGTCGTTCGGAAGCGACGCGACGATCTCATGAATTGTCGGGACGCTCTCTTTCTCCCCGACGGGAAAGAACTTGTAATTCGGCACCGCGGCGTCGAAGGGCATCCGCGCCCACGCGACCGCGACGCCTCGCTCGCGCGAGATCGCGATATCTTTCACGCGCGAAAACACGAGTTCTTTTTCAATCGGAGCATTCACGGGGTGAGCGCCTTATGCCGGTGAAAGGAAATTACTCGAGCCCAGATATCAGGCTGATCGACGCGTACGCAGCAGCTGAGCGACTTCTCCTGCGCGTGCAGCATGAACGCGCTATTTACCATAATGCCGATGTGCGATGGGATTTTGTGCGACCCGCGCTCGCGCTCGAAATTCCGCATCAACACGAGATCGTAAGCCTTCACGCGCGCGCGCTCCTCGCGGGGTATCTCGATGAAGTCCGAATAGGACTCGCGCCCCTCCGCGAAAGCTCGGGCGCATGCCATCAGGTTTGCGGCGGAGATTTCGCCATAACGATCAAGGTGAATGCCGAGCTGCTCGTGCAGCACGCGCCGAACGAGCGCCCAGCAGTTCAGGCCGTCGCTAGACTCGGGCTCTTCGCGGAACGGGATCCCGCAATACGGGTCAACCCATCGTGGCGGCCCTAGCGGTAAATCCCGGGGTAGCGCCTTTTCGTTGCTCGGCTGCTCGGCCACGGTTCCCTCGTGAAGTCGACCGACATGAGATCGCACGTCGTCCAGACCGGATCAATCACCGCGCCGGCAAGCTGTGCATGCCGGATCGCCATCTCGACGAAAGCCGTTGAGGTTTCTTTCCAGACGTAATCGTCCGGAGCGGCTAGGCGCTCGAAATCCGACCCCTTGATGCCTTCGATCAGAATGTCCGGCGAGTCCGTGAGCTTTTCGACATATTCGCCGACCCGCCGATCCGCATTGAGAAACTGGATCGACCCCTTGGGCGGATTCTCGTCGTCGCTGAAAAGCACGATTTGGAACGGCATGCCGATCCACCGCTCCGCGATCCCGTTAATGGTACGCTCGTACTCGATCGGGCGGCCGCGCGGCAACGCGGCATCGTTCACGAGCCGGATCGTCTCCGAGGCCTTGTCGGTTCGGGCCGTCAGGAAGATTAGGTCGACCTCGTCGGAAAACTTCGAATTCAGCGAGTCGACGTAGCCGCTGGAAAGCTCCCGGGGCATCAGGGCAGCCTTATGATCGAAATCGTGAGGTTGTATTGATCGAAGGCCGTCGGTGCGATCTGCGGGTCGCCTTGGAAGAGCCAGAGAAACTCCGTGTTCTTCGTCGGGTGATTCCACAGATACGGAAGCGAGCCGTCTTTGACGTCATCGCGAAACCAGTTCTCGAAAGCCTCGCGCTGCACGGTGTTGATTTTGAACACGGCCTGCGAGGGGACGTGCGAAGCGCTCGAGCGGCGCCTCGCGAGCGCCGCACCGACATCCGGCTTATACTCGACGACCGTGCGCTGCAGATTTTCCGTCCAGCCGTCATATTGCGGCTTTTGCGGAAACCCCAGCGTGGTCAGCCATACCGGATCGGCCATCGCTTTTACCTCGCGACGCGCGCGGGCGACTGCCCGTAACGCTGCATGGCCGCGTCGCCGCGACCGCTAGAGAAATACTTCCCGATGGTCACATAGATCAGTTCTTCGCCATCCGGGCCCTGTGCGGTTCGCTGGCTGCTCTCCTGGCCGGAATAGTTCTGCACAATGACGGTCGATTTCCTTTCCGAGCGCGATCCACGCGCAGCCGCGACTTGAGCACGCGAGCTGACGACTTCACCAGTCTGCAAGACCGCGAGCCTCTCGTCCGCCGCGAGCCCGGTGCCGTTATGAAAGCGCGGCA